AGCCATGCGTGTTAGTAAGTTCATAGATCACCTTTGGTTTGTAGTTGACGTTGAGTTGTCAGTCAAGAGTTTCCCAGTGGGAAAAGAACCCTCGTCAGTGCCGTTCACAACGGCAGAGAGGGAAGTACCATCACTGGTAAATCCCCCTTTCGGGTTGTCGCGCGATCACCACTTGATCGAGGTGACCACCGCGTGCAGTTCGATCTCGGCCTCGGCCAAGACTTTCTTGGGCGGCAGGGCGAAGCCACCCGGCGGGATCGACAGGTTGGACGCCGCCGATGCGGCCAGCATCGAAGCGGGCAGGTGGCGGTTGCTTATCGTGCGAAGCGGGCGGTTGGCCTGCCTGCGCTGATACCATCCCATCGCGTGCCACATGACAAACGCAAGGAGGCAGGCGCTGAGGACCACGAGGAAGAACAGTTCGACGTCGAGTTTGAACGAGCCCATGATGGGTCTCCTTTATGTTGACTACGGGGCTATGCCCCTGCGTTGACGATCTTACTTGACAGTGAGTACGCACGAAGAAGGGGCGACCTTTCGGTCGCCCCCTTTACCGGTGCTGGTAAGCGGAACTACTTGCGCTTGACCTTGCCCTTGTTGCTGGCCTTGGCCTGCAGCTTGGCCTCCTTCTCCTTCATCTTCTCGTTGGCGAGACGCTGGGCGGAGGTGCCCCCCAGTTCGGTGATGCGCGCGTTCAGCGAGCCGAAGGCGGCACGCGAGTGCGGGTTCCAACCCACCTTGTCGCACACCACCTTGATGCGGTTGGCGCAGGCCTGCAGCAGGTCCGCCTCGTCCTTCTCGTCGCGCTCGACCGGCGACAGCAGGACCAAGATCTCCGCGTCGGAGTAGGGCACCTGCGGACGCTTGGACTGGGCGCGGGCGACCTTCAGCACGAGGGCATCGCTCTCGCCACGCATGGTCTTGTCGCCCTTCATGACCTTCATCGTGCGGTTGAGCACGTCGAAGCCGTTGATGTGCGGCAGCTGGACCACATGCACGATGCGCTTGGCCTCGCTGATGCGGACGCCCCGGTCCTTGCCGTTGGTGTCCTTGGGCGGACGCGGCATCGCCGCGTTGCGCTTGGCACGAGCGCTGACCAGCCGGTCGTAGCCCGCCGCGATGTCGTCTTTGGTGACTTCGAAGCCGTCACCCATCTTGCGCGAGGCGCGCTCGGCAAGATCCATGATCCAGCCGAGACGGGAGGTGTCGCCAGCCCCCATGTCCTTGCCGAACTGCTCGCAGGCATCGAACCACGCGTCGAGCGGCGCCTGAGAGTTCGCCCCGATCCCGTTGTTGGGGTTGGGACCGGGTTGCGGATTGGTTGCCGCAGGTGCCGGGGCAGGCCCCGGTAGAGGCGTCGGCAACGGTGTCGGTGTCGCTATACCACTCATACTCTTGTCTCCTGTGTTTCTTTTCCCAGTGGGAAAACGTCTACTGCCCTGATGGTTGACCACTTCGAAGCGGGCGGGTTCGAAGCGTTCTTATCGTGCGCGCCTTACCAGCGCAGGTAAAGGCGGCACGCAAGTTCAGTGATCCGACCAAAACACTCTGCGCTTGATCTTCCATCCGGGCTCAACACGGTCGAGCCAGCGGGCAAGGTTGTTGAGCTTACCAGTGTCGAATGGGTCAGCAAGAGCGAGCATGGCGCAGTGGCTAACCACTATGCTCGGGTGTCGATGTGCATCAAACATCCGCTTGACCATGCGCGAGGCAGGCTTGGGAGGACGCGACGTTTGGTTTCTGTTTGACATTGGGTTCCTACTATCAGTGTGGGTTGGTGGTGTCAAGCGGTTTGTCGTTTCCCAGTGGGAAAATACGTTGGGTAATCCCGTACACTGCACGAGAAATAGGAGAGCGATGTAGACTGGTCGGGGAGGCTAAGTGGTTGGTAGCTTAGGTCTTATCGGGTTGGCCAACCATGTAGTGATAAGTGATAGCCAAAAAACTAGCCCCCTTTAAGAATATCTCTCTGTCGGGAGGCGGACACTTCCCATCACTTCAAGTGGGGGGCTTCAGTCAAGAGGAGGGCTCGTTAGCTCCCTAATCTTATACTCTCTCTGGTTTAACAGAGACTATATATTAGATACTAATCCAAGTATCATAGAGACTACAATGGGTTAGGTCTCGCGCACCCCCTTTGCCCCTCGTCTGGTCGTTCGTCGTTCGACCGAAAGAACATATGCGCGGCCAAGGCCTTAGCCCACATTTTGGTTTTATCACTAGCAATTACTTACTTGGAACTTCGTCCCTGCCTCCTGCCTCCCCGACCAATTTCTTATCGTGCAACGCCCTTAACTATATCCATTCACCCCCCACTTACCATTAGCTATATCCACTCGCCCCCCACTTGACGCTTTTCCCACTGGGAAACTTACCTGCGCTGGTAAGCGCGCACAAAAATGCGCTCGCCCCCGAAGGAGCGAGCGCGCGGACATGAAAAAGCGCGCCGCCCTAGGGCGGCGCGCTTCGCAGTGGGTTGTGTTACTTGGCGGCCTTCGCGGCCTTCGCCTTCGCCTTCGCGGCGGCGGCCTTCGCCTTCGCGGCCTTCGCCTCCGCATCGGCGGCGGCCTTGTCGGCCTTCGCCACTGCGCCAGTGAGTTCCGCCTTCGCCTCGCTCTTCGCGGCGAGACTGTCCATCGTGCCAACGCTCTTCAGCATGGCGGCGACGTAGTCGCCCGCGATTGCGGGATGATGCTTCGCGAGCTTTGTCAGCGCATCGCGTGCGCGCGTGAGATACACGCTCGCCTTGCGCGCCGTACCATCCGCATCGCCAGCGCCAGCGCCGCCGGTCTTGGATTTGTAGGCGGCCTTTACCGCCTTCTCAATCCACGCGTTGTCAGGAAGCGCGGCCTTCTCCGCGTGTATCGCGACCATCTTCGCGACGATGGCCGCGACGTCGCGATAGGCTGCAGTGAGTGTCCGCAGGAAAGTGTAGGCCTTCAAGCCGCCGACACTGTCGACAGTCGCGATTGCCTTCGCGTGGCTCGCATCGGCGGGCCGCCACTTCGGGCACTTCTTCTCCGCCACCTTCTTCGGGGCGAGCGGGTTCTTCGCGTGCCATACCTTGGCGCGGATGTCGGCGAGCCGCTGCGAAATTTCTTTCGCGTGCTCAATCATGTTGGGCTGCGTCGCGAGCCAGTCGTAGAAGCCGAGTATGGAAGAGGGCTTCGCCTCTTCAGCTTCCACGATGGCGAAGCGCTGCTGCAGTAACTTGTTCGCGTTGATGTTGGCCATGACATTTTTTCCCAGTGGGAAATCCTCTATCAGGAAGCCCTTGATTGGCGCCTTCCTATACTTACTAAAGCGTCACCACTTAACGCATGGTGCGCGGCCTTTTCCCACTGGGAAAAATTCGGGGCGACGATGGTACGAAGAGACCCCCACCCCCACACCCCATCATGGCCAAGGGGGGCGAGGGGGGCAGGTCCGCTCAGGTGCTTCGAAAATCTGGGGTTGGAAAAAACCCCCCTCCCCCCACTTGACACAACCCCATCCATGGTATATAAGGTGCCTAATGACCTCCCCTTCCAAGTACCCCCTCGCGTGGCCGTTCGGCTGGAAGCGCAACCCGTTGGGCGGGCGGCGCACTTCGCCGTTCAAGTCCGGTCGCAACAAAGTCACCGTCTACGACGCGATCACCCGCCTCGAACGCCAGCTGGACCTCTTGCATGCGACAGATCCTGTCCTGAGTTCCAACCTGCGGACCGGTTTGCGTGGCGATCCCCTGTCCAACCAGCCCGAGCCGCAGGACAGGGGCGTTGCGGTCTATTTCAAGATGCGGAGCACCGTTCGCAGCCGCGACAGCGGCGGAGAGGTGCGGAGCCAAGAACTCGTGGACCGGGTCTTGGCATGCGACGTCTACACCACCACCTCGGGCAATATCGCCGCCATCGCCAACCACATCGACGCGCTGCGCCGCATCGAGCGCTACGGGGTCGGAACCCTCGATCAGGCTTTTGCCGGATACGACGCGTTGCCCGCGCCCTCTGCCAACAACCGCGCGCCGTGGCGCTCGATCTTCGGCATCCATCCGACCGCCAACATCACGCCCGAAGACGTCAACCTCGTCTACCGCGCCCGCGCCAAGAACGTGGCGACCAACGAGAGTGCCCTGCTAACCCTCAACCTTGCGCGCGAAGACGCCATGCGCGAACTCGGAGCTTCAAAATGATGTACCGCGAGCCCGCCAACATCCCGGCCAAGCCGGGGATCTATGCCCTCGTGAACCGCAAGCGGCGGTTTGCCTACGTCGCCTACTCGGTGAACCTGCAGAAGCGCTCGCACTCGATGAGCCACATGCTGCTACAACAAGACGAGGATGCCGACGCCTACTGGCCGATCAAGGATTTGCCAAAGCACGACAGCGACGAGTTCACTTTCGTCGTGCTCCATGTCGACGTCGATCCCGAGCGTGCCCGTGCCGCCATCGCGGTGGCGACCCGCGCCTTCGTCGCCAAGACCTACCGCGTGATCGACGGCCAGCGCTCGGCCAGCCCGATGGTTACCGTCGACGGTAAACAGATGAGCCTTGCCGAGGCGGTGCGCGACCATTCAAAGGTCAAGTACCTGACGGCATACCGTCGTTTGGAAAGGGGCTGGACCACCAAGCAGGCGTTGGGTCTCGAACCGGCCAGTCCCCGCTGGCACACCGCCAAACAGGATGAACGACGCAAGCGCGCCGAGGCCGGGGTCGTGGCCTAATTATCGGACCCGCCCTACGGGGGGTCCGCGCGCGACTGAAAGGAGCAAGCAAATGGCTGGAGATATAGGCTGGGCGGTCCAGCGGATGCGGCGTGCCGCAAAGGTCCGCCGCGAGGGCTGGAACGACAAGGGCATGTGGTTGGGCCTGCAGGTGCCCGACCTCGGCAGCAAGATGACGCTGCCCTACGCCTACCTCACCATCCCGCGCTCCGACGGTACCTACAACCTCGTGCCGTGGACCTGTTCCCAGACCGACCTGCTGGCGACCGACTGGGAGGAGGTGCCGTGAACCACGAAGAACTGTTCGGTTGGATCCTGCTCGCCAACCTGATGGTGCTGGTCGTGCTGATCACGATTTTTTTGTTCACCGACCGCGCCCACAAAATGGTCGTCCGGTCGCTCCTCTTCGTGATCTTCAAGGCCTATAAACGGGGGGTCTATTTCCCCCCGTTCGACGCCGCCATCGTCGAACAGGCGGTGAGATTTCTAGGCGGCGCGCGACCGCCAGCGCGCGACCGAAGGGAGCAAGCCAAATAACATGGAGAACGGTAAACCTCCCGACCTGCTGAAGTACCGCAAGATGGACTTCGACCGGCTGGCAAAAATGGAGCATGCCGGTTGGCTTGCTGACTTCGCCAACGTGCTCAAGCTCAACACCCGTGTCGAGGACACGCCGATGCGGCAGGGCACCATCACCCGGCTGGAGTGGGCGGCGTCTTTTATCACTCAGGTCGTCGCACGGCTCGACCTGAGCCAGAAACGCGTGCAGGAACTCGAACAGGAACTGCGCGATCTGCGTAAAAACTACACGTCAAATGACAACGTACCCGATGAACCGGAGGGAAGATGACTTTCTGTCCAGACCATCCGAGCATCGAGCCCGAAGCGGGCTACGGTCTGGCGGGCGGCGGTATGGGGCCATACATGTACTGCCCCGAGTGCGGTCGCGTGCTGAGTAAAGTTCAAGACCCTGAAATGGAGGACAAACCAATGACGACGCCGACCCCCTCTCTCGACGCCACCGAGAAGCGTTCCGCCGACGCCAAGCACCCGCGCATCACCCTCGACTACATGAAGTCCCAGATCAAGACCGTCTACTACATCGACGGCGCGACCATCGCAGGTGCTGCTAACCATATCGACTGGCACGTCAAGTCGGCAGCGCCCAACCTGCACGTCCTCACCGTCTGCATGCTCGTGCTGAAAAACGGCTTCGTGCTGCTCGGCAAGTCCGCGCCCCTCAGCCCCGACAATTTCGACGCCGACAAGGGCCGCACGTTCGCCTACGAGGATGCGCTGCGTAAGGCGTGGCCCCTCTACGCCTTCCACGAGTTGCAGGCGCGCAACGACAGCAAGGTCGGCCACAACCAAGACATCGACCCGTGAGTTGGGGCGAGATCATTCTGGCGTGGTGCGTCATCTCGGTCCTGCTCGGCCTGATCATGGCGCGCTGCATCCGCATGATGGGAGACGGCGACTGATGCCCAAGCACGAACGCCAATGGCCCGAGATCGTCCTCGTGACCCTGTTGATCGCGGTCACCATCTACCTGTTCTTCACCTTCGTGCTGTCATGAGACTGTTCGGGCGGGTGATCGACTGGTGGCGCACCCGCCAGCGCGCCATCGACATGGACATCCTGTGGCCCGAGTGCTGCAGGCAGGCATCCGACCTCGACAGCGCCAAGGCGGCGTTCGCCATGCACGCCTTCAACGACCCGGCTTGGACCCATCTCGGCAGCAAGGGGATCTTCATGATCATCGACAGTCTGGAGTGCCCCCATGTCAAGACGTGAGCGCCGCTACGAATGGCGGCGGATCGGCGGCGACTATCCCAACCCGTTCTGGGACCTGATCTGGTTCCTGTTTCTGCTCGGCGCCGCGTTCGGCCTGACCCTGCTGCTCGGGCATCTGCTGCAGGCGATGGCGCAGCGATGAAAAACTGGCCGATCCCCAAGTTCGCCTATGGCGCGCACGTGATCATCCAGCCGCTCGACAAAAATGTACCCGGCAGGGTCGTCGACCTGCACTTTTTCGGCATGATCGGCACCATCGAGTACGACGTGCGCTATTTCTTGGACGGCAAGGAGAACAAGGTCCGTGTTTTCGAGGACGAGATTAAAGAGTTCGACCCCGAAAGGCAGTAGTCACCTTTTCGACGGCATGCGGATCGCCGCGATCAAGCATCAGCTGGGCGAGCAGGCGCTCGCCGAGGCGACCCACATCCAGCACGCCTTCGACCCCGCCAACAACCAGATCGTCATCGCCATCCGTAGAAAATCCGACGGCCACACGCAGGTATTTCGGGCCGACGCGGGCCACGGCTTCACCAAGGCGGTCAAGGCGCGGGCGGTCCTGTTCCTCTTGGCCTAGGTCCAGCCGCCGCTGCTGACCCGCTGGCGGGCCGGTGCGCGGCCCCGCAGTTTCTTGGCAATCTGCATCGCCGTGCGTGTGCCGCCCATCGCCAGCACGCCGTACTGCAGCGCGTCGGCGACGTGGGACCATGGGTTCTTGTCGGGCTTCGGTCGGCTGACGTCGAGGTTGGTCTTCGAATAGCGGTACATGCCGTTCATCGCCGAGATCAGTTTCGGGCAACGCGATCTATCAAACAAGATCGCTCCCATGCCATCGCGTTGCTGGAGCAGGTAGCTCTCGACCGCCGTCAGGCGCGTGTCGATGTCGTTGGTCATCGCCGGGATGGCGGTAAAGCCCTCGTGCTTGAGGATGTCGAAAGCGGTCTTCTCGTCGTAGTCCGACCGCTGGTTGCCCGCCGGATCGCCGACGATCACCATGCTCATGCCGAGATAGCGGCTCTGCTGCATCCTAGGACGAAGGGTGACGCGACAGTGGTTGATCAGGCCGGTGTCCTCGGCCTCGATCTCCTCCAGTACGAGGATACGGCCACGGTGGTCCTCCTGCAGGACCACGCCCCAAGGATCGCGACCGAAATCCTGCCCGATGATCAGCGGCTTTCCTTTGACCGGTTCGAGGGACGCGACCACGTGGAAACTCTGGCGGAAGGCGCCCGCGAACACCGCCGCGCCCGACGGGTCCGGTCCCAAGAGGGCGTGGACGTAGCGCGTCACCCAACTCGTGTTGCGATTTCGGGAAAGTCGCTCGTAGTAGGTCCGGCCCTGCGCGATCCGCTTGGGATCGCCAATCGGGAGCTTGAGCGTTTCGGCGGTCTGCAGGAGGAAGTTCAGGTTCTCGGCATCGGGATCGAGGCCACCCGGTTGCCTGAACACTTCCCAGTCGGGCGGCGGGTTGGTGATCAGGTCAGCCCACGGTGATCCGTCGGTCGGTGCGTTGGTGTCGGCCACGATGCCGATCCACGTCGCGCCGCCCATGTCGGCGCTGGGGTATCTTCCGATACGGCCTTCGATGGCGGAGATCAGGTCGGCGTCGATCTCGATGGCCTCCGAGATCCACGCGCCCGTGATGTTCATCGACAGCAGGCGTCGCTGGTCCTCGGGATTTTCCAAGGGGATGAGTATCCATTCGGATACCACGTCGCCGATGCGGATGTAGATCGTGCTCTCGGAAACACGCCAGTCGGCCAGCATCGGGATCCACTGCAGCACGTCCTTCAGGATGGTGAGCTTGATCTGCTGGAGGGTCTGGCGAACGATGGCAAAGCGGGTGTAGCGCTTGCCGTCGGGCGCGGGCAGCTGCTCGCAGGCCCGCCTCAGCAACTCAAAAATGATGCCGGTCGTCTTGCCGGAACCAACAGGCCCGTAGATCAGCCTGAAAAACGCCTCCGACAGCATGAAGGTCTCGACCGTCTTCGGCGGCGTGTAGTTGACGAGCCGGTCAGCCATTGCTGGCGACCTCTAGGGGGCTAATTTCAACTGAAAGCGGTTCGATGACCTTCTCGATGTGAAGACTTCGCTCGCCGTTACCAGCGCCGGTAAAATTGATGTTGAGCACCACGCGGTCGCCAATCGAGGCGTTCTCGGCGCGCTCGCCGATCCCGGCGATGCGCGATGCCCACTTGAGCGCTTCGACCTTGGCGGCCATCGGCTGGGCGCGGTCGTGGATCAGGGTGTAGACTTCGGCGATGCTCTCCTCGATCATCGTCGCCGCCTTCGCTGAAATTCTCGTGCTGATCGCCATCGGCGTGCTGGCGTTCCAGATCTCAAGCTCCTCGCCGAGGCGCTGCTGGAACATTTGACTGCCGACGATGGCGTCGAACTCGTCGACCGACAGCTTGTAGGCGTCGCGGATCCGGTCGACTGGGAACAGGTTACGGGCGACCTCGCGGGCCATCCTTGAGACCGTGACGTCGTTCAGCACCATCGCTTGTTCGGACATTGCGAAAAGACCCCAGAAAAAGTAGCTTTACCACCATGGCCGAGAGCGTCATCCAATTCCAGCCCCGCAATCCGCTCGTGCGGACGGTCTCCAACGCCGAGATCGACGCAGCCGAAGCGCGACACCGCGAGAACCAGCAACTCTCCCAGCCCGACCCCAACCAGTACACCGGGCTTGCCGGGTTCATCAGGACCGAGTGGGACATGATGGTCCGCCATCGCAACACTACGGCGGGGTGGAGCGACAGGTTGCTAGATGCGCTGCGGGCCTTCAACGGCCAGTACGACCCGCAGAAACTGGCGGAGATCAGGAAGTTCGGCGGGTCGGAGGTTTACGCCAGATTGATAGCGGCGAAATGCCGTGCCGCCTCGTCCCTGCTCAGGGACGTCTACCTCGGCGCCGAGCGCCCTTGGGGTCTGACGCCGCCGGTCGATCCCGAGATCCCGCTTGAGATCATGCAGTCCATCGAGAAGCTGGTCGAGACCGAGGTCCAGTCGCAGATGATGGGCGCCCCTGCGGTGGTCGATCCGATGACCCAGCAGGTCGCCCAGCCCGCGATGCCGGGTAAGCCGCCCGAGGTCGATCAGATCCGCGACCGCGTGTTCCAGCTGATGGAGAGCGCCCGCGACGCAGCCAAGGTCCACGCCAAGGACCAGACGGTGATCAGCGAGGAAAAGCTCGACGAGATCCTGTCGGAAGGGAATTTTTACTCAGCACTCGCCGAGTTCATCACCGACATCAGCGTGTTCCCCTTCGCCTGCATCAAGGGGCCGACCGTGAGGATGGTCCTCGACGTGTCGTGGCAGGGGCGCAAGCCGGTCCAGACCCGCAAGCCTAGGCTCTGGTGGGATCGTGTTTCCCCGTTCGACCTGTGGTGGACCCCCGGCGTGTCGAGCATCGAGGATGCCCGCCTGATCCATCGGATCAGGCTGACCCGCACCGACTTGAACGACTTGATCGGCCTGCCCGGATACAACACCGAGAACATCCGTGCCGTGCTGCAGAGCTACGGCTCGCAGGGACTGACCGAGAACTGGGACAGCACCGACGCCACGCGGGCGGTGCTGGAGAGCCGCGAAAACCCCGTCTACAACATGTCCAACCTGATCACGACCTTGGAGTTCCATGGCAACGTGCAGGGCAAGATGCTACTTGAATATGGGTTCACAGAGGAGGAGATCCCCGACCCGCTGCGCGACTACGCCGTGCAGGCTTGGCTGATCGGCCAGTACCTGATCAAGGTCCAGATGTCGCCCAGTCCGCGTCGTCGGCATCCCTTCTACCTCACCTCGTTCGAGAAGATCCCGTCGACCCCGGTCGGCAACGGCATCGTCGACATCATCTCCGATCTGCAGGAGGTGGCCAATGCGTCGCTTCGCTCGCTGGTCAACAACCTCTCGATCTCGTCGGGTCCGCAGGTGGTTATCAACGAGGATCGTCTTGCGGGCGGTGAGAACACGGATGAGCTATACCCGTGGAAACGCTGGCGCACGACCAACCCGCTGATCGCCGGGTCGACCGAGCCCGCGATCAGCTTCTTCCAACCCCAGTCGAACGCCAACGAGGCGCTGGGTGTGTTCAATGCGTTCTATGGCCTTGCCGACGATGTATCGGCCATCCCTAAGTATCTGTCTGGCAATTCGCCGGGAGGAGGCGCGGGCCGCACGGCGTCGGGCCTCGCCATGCTCATGGGCAACGCGTCCAAGATCCTGCAAACGGTGTGCGCCAACATCGACCGGGACGTCATGTCGCCGCTCCTGAGAAATTTGCTCGACCTCGTGCTCATGACCGACCAATCCGGCCTATTAACTGGTGAGGAGGAAGTCCAGCCCAAGGGTGTCGTGGTGGCGGTCCAGCGCGAGACGATGCGCCAGCGCCAGCTGGAGTTCCTGCAGCTGACCCAGAACCCCATCGACCTCCAGATCATGGGACCGAAGCGCCGCGCCAATGTGCTGCGCGCGGTCAGTCACGGCATCGGCATGGACGGCGACGACATCGTGCCTTCGAAGGAAGAACTGGACGAGCAGGAGAAACAGGCCAAGCAGCTGGCGATGATGCAGGGCATGCCCGGTAGCGCCATGCAGCCGCCGCCACCGCCCGGTGCGCCGGGACAGGGCAAGCCGAAGGGTCAGGCGCCCCCGGCCAAGCCCTCGGGCGCCATGGGACCGCAGACCAACGTCACTCCCGCTCGGGTGGCAGGTGGTGTAGGGTGAAGGACGGAGTTCGGGGGGCCAAGGTCCAGTCGATAGCCGAGACGGCTGTCGGGGTTGGTTTCAGGGACTTCATCGTTATCGTCTGGGACGACGAGGACAAGTGGGCGTCGACGGTGAGCAGCGGCATCGAACCGCAACGCCTGCGTGACGCGGCGGCATTTCTTCTCAAGACAGCAGGAGATCAACATGGCTGACGGTACGAAGGGTTGGGGCACGCTGGGCGGCGGCTCGGGCCGCATGCACAAGTTCGAGCCGACCGGCACGCAGGTGCCGGATCGCTCCTCGCAGGAGGGACACTCGGGCGGTCGCCGCGACCAGACGGCCAAGGGCGGCAAGTCGGGCGTCGGGTCGAGCGAGGGTGCCACCAACAAGTACCACGCGGGCACCCAGACCCCCGGCCAGTCCTCGGCGATGGCGACGAACAACAACAAGTTCGCCGAGGGCGGCACCACCAAGATGTTCGGCAACAGGGGCTCGCAGCGCTGCGAACCCGGCAAGTCCGCCTGCTGACATGCGGGCGCCGCGTCTCAGCAAGTTCACCCGTGCCGCCATCCCGACGGCGGCAGGGCGCGGGACGTCGACCAGCCACGTGATGGGCGAGAACCCGCGCAAGGGCAAGCTGACCGAGATGGCCGGGACCAACCCCAAGATCTTCGGCGGTTCGGGGGCCAAGCGGTTCGGTGGCGGCATGACGCACGACACCGCGCCCAACAAGGACCACCCCGACCTGTTCACCCCCGGTATCGGTTTCGCCGGTCCCGGCGCCGACGAGCCGGTCTGATGGGCACCAAGTTCGGCAACCCCTTCGGCAAGGTGCCCAAGCCCAATGGCAAGGGGCACAAGAGCGAGTTGCTGCCATCGCGCCACGCGATAAGCGAGTTGACCAAGGGCACTGCCCAGCAGCGCTCCTACCAGAACTACGCCAAGCTGACGCCGTCGGGCGCCAACGCGCCGACCGACTACCAGTCGATCATCGACATGGGCAACAAGGGGGCCAAGATCCTCTGAATGGCTGACCCGTTCCACGACGTCGCCATGGCTGCGGCTGACCTCAAGATCGCCGCGCCCCGAGAGTTCGATGTGTTCGTCGCTACCCTCGACAAGCTCGAAAAACGCATGATGGCGGACTTGCTTGCTGCTGGGCCGGATGGCATTTTTACCAGCCAAGGTAAAGCGCTGCTCTCTCAACAACTCAAGAAGAAGATCGAAGAGTGCATGTCAATTAAAAACCAAACCGATAATAGGGGTAAATCCTGATGGCGATGCCAGTCACAGTCGCCGAATTGCGCCGCACCACGGCGCTGGCGTCCGGTACGGTCGATCCCAACGTCAAGATCCCGCAGCACGTGATCGACGCCGGTAAACGATCTGAACTCATCCAGCGCTCGATGAATGGCGAGGCCGAGCCGTCGGTCGCCGCCGCTGTCGAGAATGGGCAAGCTCAGGGGAATGGTGAGGCTCCACCTCCGCTCGCACCGAATGGAGCCCCCCAAGAGCCGCCGCCTCCGAATGGGTCAGCGGCGGCCCCCCAAGAGGGTGACGAACAGCCCGGTCAGCCGGTCAACTGGGAGGAGCGCTATCGGCGTCTGCACGGTCGGCACGAGGCCGACACGCGGCGCGCACGCGAGGCGGTCAACCTCCTCAGCCAGCGCCTCGACCAGATGGAGCGCGAGAACGGCCAGCTGCGCGCCACCCAGCCGCTGGCGCCGCCGCCGGAACAGCCCGCGCAGGCGCTAACCGAGCAGGAGATCGCCGACTACGGACCGGAGTTCGTCGACGTCATGTCGCGGGTCGCGCAGGCCACGGCGGCACCGCTGCAGCACGAGATCCAGAGCCTCAAGGGTCAGCTGGGCCACGTCCAGCAGGAGACCGGCAATGCCTTCCTGACCCGCATGGACGCCACCATCAGCGCCGCCATTCCGGGTTGGGCGGACCTCAACAACGATCCGCGATTTGTGTCGTGGTCGAAGTTGCCAGACGTTTTTTCGGGTGCTATTCGTAAGACGCTGATGCAAGAGGCGTGGAACTCAGGCGACGCCCATCGTGTCGTCGCCTTCTTCCAAGCCTTCCTTGCAGAGGAGGCTGCTACGAACCCGCAAGGGTCCAACGGCCAGATGCGACCGGTCCCGCGCACGGTGGACGCTCTCACTCCACCCGCCGCCCCGACCCAGCCGCAGATGTCGTTGGAGACCTTCGCCGCTCCGGGCAGAGCCCATTCGGCTGGAAGTGCTCCCGTCGAAAAGCAGTACTACACGGCTGCTCAGATCACGAAGTTCTATACGGACTGCGCTGCAGGCCGTTGGCGTGGTCACGAACAGCAGCGCGCCGCTCTCGACGCCGACATCATGTTGGCCCAGCGGGAAGGCCGTATCATTCCCAACCCACGCAATCAGGCGCCTAGGGATCCTTTTTCGAGGTGACCCTAGGGGCTAGACCCTAGGAGCATCCTCATGGCTGGTTACCCGCTGGCTGGTGCTGGCACCACCCCGCCGATCTTCCCCACCGGTTCGGTTCAGCCGACCCCGCCATACTCGGGCACGTTCATCCCCGAGATCTGGTCGGGCAAGCTGATCGAGAAGTTCTACGCCTCGACCGTTTTGGCGGCGATCTCGAACACCGACTACGAAGGTGAGATCAAGAACCAAGGCGACAAGGTCCACATCCGCACCAAGCCGACGATCACCATCCGCGATTACCTCGTGGGCGGTAATCTGACGGTCGACCGGCCCGGTTCGAACATCGTCGATCTCACCATCGACAAGGGCAAGTACTTCAACGAAATCCTCGACGACGTGATGGAGGTTCAGTCCGACATCAACCTGATGGGCATCTGGTCCGACGATGCTGCCCAGCAGATGAAGATCGTCATCGACACCGACGTCCTGCTCGGCATCCTCGGTCAGTGCGACGCCGCTAACCGTGGTCTCACGGCGGGCAAGATCACGGCGAACATCAACCTTGGTGTCACCGGCACGCCTCTCCCGGTGGTCGCCAACATCGCCAACCCGCCGGTTGCTGGGCAGGTCACCATCCTGCAGGCGATCCTCCGCCTCGGCCAAGCGCTCGATGAGCAGAACATCCCCGAGCAGGGCCGCTGGATCGTCATGCCGACGTGGGCCGCGACGATGATCAAGGAGAGCGAACTCAGGCAGGCTTACCTGTCGGGCGACCAGACCTCGATCCTCCGCAATGGGCGTCTGGGCATGATCGACCGCTTCACCCTCTACGTCTCGAACCTGCTGCCCAAGGGTCCGGTGACCGGTCCCCCGGCGCTGGCGGCGGGCGAGTGGGTGATCTACGCCGGTCACGCGCACGGCCTGACGTTCGCCTCGCAGGTCTCCAAGGTCGAGACGCTGCGGTCCGAGTTCACCTTCGGCACGCTGCTGCGCGGGCTGCAGGTGTACGGCTACAAGGTCATCGACGGCGTGGCGCTCGCGCAAGCGGTCGTGACCGAGGCCGTGATCCCGTAGGACGGGCTGACCGCGACGAACGGCGGGGCAGTTACCGGCGACGGTAATCTGCCCCGCTTCGCATGTAGGTCATGCTGGAGGTCCCGTGGCCGGTCCCGTCTTCAACTCGCCGACGCCACCGCCTAATCCGGGCGATGGCGACCTGTGGTTCAACACGACCACGGGGCGCGAGTATGTCTGGTATATCTCTCCGTCGCTGATCGGCCAGTGGGTGCAGACCCAGCCGACCAGCAGCGCCGTGGTCGACGCGACCGTCGTGCCGCCCGTGCCGCCCATCGTGCCTTCGGCGGGACCGCACGACGTGACGCGCACGCCGACGCTCACCGTGTCTCAGGTGCCGCCGACGTCGCCCGCGCCGCTGCCGGGTGACCTGTGGTGGAACACGATCAACGGCAACGAGTTCATCCTCTACGACGACGGCAACACCGTTCAGTGGGTGCTCACTCACCGGGGCAACGGACCCATCGGCCCGAAGGGCGATCAGGGCGACCCCGGCGCTGACGGCGCCGACGGAGCCGACGGCGCGCAGGGGCCGCAGGGTAATACCGGCCTGCAGGGGGCGCAGGGTGTGCCCGGTCCGCAGGGTGACGTTGGCCCGATGGGGCCGCAGGGTGTGCAGGGTCCGGTCGGGCCAGTCGGTCCAATCGGTCCGACCGGTGCTGACAGCACGGTCCCCGGTCCCCAAGGTCCGCAGGGTATCCAAGGTCCGGTTGGTCCGACGGGTGCTGACAGCACGGTCCCCGGTCCCCAAGGTCCGCAAGGTGTGCAGGGTCCGATTGGTCTGACCGGCGCGACCGGCGCGGCCTCGACGGTGCCGGGTCCGAAGGGAGACAAGGGCGACACTGGCGCGCAGGGTGTTCAAGGTCCGGCTGGTGCGGCGAGCACGGTGCCGGGTCCGCAGGGACCGCAGGGGCCGATTGGCCCGACCGGCGCGACTGGCGCTGACAGCACGGTTCCCGGTCCGCAGGGACCGGCTGGTGCGGCAGGCGCGCAGGGTATCCAAGGCGTCAAGGGCGACAAGGGCGACCCCGGTGTTCAGGGTATCCAAGGCGTCAAGGGCGACACGGGCGCCCAAGGCATCCAAGGTCCGCAGGGTGTCCAAGGTGTGCAGGGCACCCCCGGTCCTTTGCCGACCACCGGGACTGTGCCTCCGGGCTCACCAGTCGATAGCCAGCTGTGGTGGAACAGCGACGGGACACCCGGCGGCGGCCAACTTTACATTCGCTACAACGATGGCAACACGGTCCAGTGGGTGCCCGCTGCTCCCGCCACGGCGAGCGCGCCAACCGGTCTGCTGGGTTCTGCTTTTGCGGTCATTAACACGTTGATCGGTATCTCGGACGGCAACGGTATTATGCCTGCCGACGATACGATCCCCCAGATTGGTGAGGGTTATCAGATCCTCGTCGCGAACTACACGCCCAAGAGTGCCGCCAGCAAACTCCGACTGCGCGCCTTCGTCCGAGGCAATTCGAACAGCACCCTTATTCTGTGCGCGGCGATTTTTCGCGATGCGATTGCCAACGCTGTCGGCGCAGGATTTTCGACGGTGCAGGCTCAGTTTTGGAGCGCCGGGATCCAGATCGAAGCCGAGGTCGCGACTGGATCGGTAGCACCAACTTCATTCCAACTTCGCATCGGCATCGGTATTGGTGGTCAGGGCTGGGGCTTTCATCTCAATGGGCACAACGGTGCGCGCCTGCTCGGTGGTGCGGCTGGTACGACGCTCAGTATCGAGGAGATCGCCTGATGGCCGCCCTCGATTTCCCCGCCGCGCCGACACTCAACCAGACCTACGTCGCGCCCAACGGTGTCACGTACCAGTGGAACGGCACGATCTGGGTCACCGCCTACGCGCCGACCGGCATGGTGGCGTTCAGGACGGGGACGCCCAACGCTCTTTCCCTGCCGCAATGGACGCTTCGCCAGCCGACATTCAGTGCGACACCCCTATTCAACAATGGTGGCGGGTTGTGGGATGGCACAACTTACACGGTGAAAACGGCTGGCCTCTATATGTTGGTTTTCCAAAGTGGTGTTGCCTATCCCGCCGCTGGTTCACTTACCATTGGTCAGGGCGAAAGTTTCATTTATGTAAACGGCGCGGTTGCCGCGAAACATGGCTACAACGACCCGTTTTGGGCTGGTCCGTTTACTCAATCGAGGACGCTTGTTCACAACGCTTATCTTGCGGTGAACGACCTTATCACGCTTCGGATTTTGACCGGCAACATCGACGGCGTGAACCTTTCTGCCGACAGCGCCTATACTTGGTTGTCGGCCATCAGGTTGGGGAGCTAGGCCATGGCGCAAGTTCGCTGGAGGGTCATGGCTTCGCGGATCGGTGAACTCGATGTTCGCTTTCGCCTCAACGTCGGGACGCGAGTGATCGAGAAAATCGTCACGTTTCCGTGGGACGGTGAGGGCGGCTTCGACCGCTTCATCCATCAGCGCATCCCCTACCAGATGCTGCTCCAGATCGCGGCGGGCGACACACTCGCGCAGTACGTCGGTCAGCGCGGTACTATCGAGGTGCCAGTCACGACACCATTCTCCGAGCCCCTACCAACGCCATGAGCGATGGATCGCCCCCCGTTCGACCCGATCCGCGCCAGCTTCTGGCTGATCGCGGCGATCTTGGGCGTGCAGTGCCTGATCGCTCTAATGAGCGCCGTCACCTGCATCTATTGGACTGCATCTATCGTCGAAGGCCATGCAACCTGCGAACCAGTGATGAACCGCCTGAGCGAGCTTCTGATGGGCGCACTGGCGGCAGCGCTGGCGTTCTCAAAGGGGTATGATCGAAAGCCATGACCCTACCGCTCGATTTTCCTCCGACCCCCATCGTGGGCCAGAAGTACACCGCACCAAACGGCGCGGTCTACGAGTGGGACGGCGTTGCGTGGACGGTCGGTTACTACGACAGCAACACCCAGCAGCTGGTGACGATGGGCGACATCCTCCAGCAGGTGCGGACGCTCCTGCAGGACGTCGACCGCCGGTCGGGGCAGTATCGCTACTCGACCGACAGCATCGTGACCAACCTCAATCAGGGTATGAGCGACCTGTTCAGGATCCGGCCCGATCTGTTTCTGGAAACTGGATTTAAGATCCCGACCTTCGTTGTCGATCAGCTGTCCGCGCCGATCCCTATCGAGGCGCAGTACCATTCACCGGTCATCATGTACATCGTCGCTCTCACGCAGGCCCGTGACGACGAGCAAACGCAGGATGCCCGAGCCGGGGTGTTCTTCAACACCTTCAAGGCCCAAGTCCTCACGGTGAACTGACATGCCCAGCCCGACCTCTCCGAGCCCGTGGCAGCGTCTCTACAACGACATCAAGATCTCGGTGCCCGGTGTGACCGACGCTGTGCTGCAGCAGGAACTGTTTCGCTGCGCCAAGGACTTCTTCGAGCAGACCAACATCTGGCAGGAAGAGATCCCGATCCCGGTGCAGCCGCAGGTCCTGTCGTACCCGTTTACCATCGCTGGTAAAGGCTCGATCAAGCGGTTGCTTCTACTTTACGATCCCGCCACAGCTTCGCCTGACAGGCGATGGGTGCAGGGCGGCATCACGTTGAAACTGCCGAGCACGATTATGCTGGCGAACTCGCCGTCGAGTGCGACGAACTGGATTGCGGTGGTGACCAAAACGATCACCGACCCGGTCGATGCGACGACGAACTACCCGGAGATCGACCCGACCTACGAGTGGGTGCTCGATAATTACCGCGACGCGTTCTACTACGGCACGCTGGCGCGCATCCAGATGCAGCCCAACAAGCCGTACTCGAACCTCAAGAGCGCGGCCTACAACAACCAGAACTACATCGTGCTGCGGGGGCGGGCACGGGCCGAGGCGCTGCACGGCAACGTGTATGGCGGCCAGCGTTGGATGTTCCCGCAGACGCACGCCACGACGTCGCGGAAAGGCTGGAACTGATGCCCCACGTCAAACACAAGTTTACGAGCGCCAAGGCCGACGGCATCGACAGCACGCTCGTCAAGCCGTCGAACTGGAACGCCGAGCACGATCTCACCCTCGATACGCCATCGGTTCTCGGCGCCAAGGTCGCCGGTCCTGCAGTCGAGTTGCCGTTGGTCACTGCTGGATCGGGCGACGACGGCTCGATCTGGACCAAGCAGGCGATCATCGACGCGATTGCCGCCGCTATCGCGGCGCTACCGGCGGCGTCGGTCGGGACTGGTGACGTCACGTTCTCGATGGCCGATGCCAAGCCGGGATGGCTGTTCCTCAATGGCCAGACCATCGGCAACGTCGGTTCGAGCGCAGCGTTCGCCAACGCCAGCGCGCAGGCGCTGTTTACGATGTTCTGGAACACCATTGGTGGTCGGCAGTGGCCGATCCAGAACCCCGATGGTACGCCCGGTGCCAAGGGCGCGACCGCCGACGCTGACTGGATTGCGCTCAAAAAGATCGCGTTGCCCGACGGACGTGGCCGCACGTTCGCCGTACCCGACAACGGCGCGGGTGTACTCAACCTTCAATTCACTGGCGATCCCATTGGCGAGCAGACGCACTCGTTGAACCAAGGCGAGATGCCCAACCACCAACATGCTATTCCGATTTTCAACAACGGCATCGGCGGTGGCGGCGGTGGCGCATCGGTGTGGGCTGGTACTGTTGGTATTGCGACCCAGACGACAGGCGGCGACGGAAGTCCGATCCCCGGTCCCGGTCTCGCTCACAACAATGTCCAGCCGACGCTGGGCATGAACGCCTTCATCAAGCTCTAGGAGGATCATGGACGACGAACCGAAACTGAGCGCCAAGACATTGGCCGAGATGGAGGCGGGTCGTCGTGCGCTTGCAGCCAAGCAGTCAACGATGCCATCACCTCCACCTGAACCCGAACTTCCACCCGAAAAGAAATCCAAGAAGGCCAAGAGCTAGATGGTCGACCCGATCAAGATCGAGAAATTTGGGGGCATGGTCCCGGCAATCGACGACCGTCTTTTGCCGACGAGCAACGCTGCTCATGCCGTCGATGCTTGGTTGTTTTCGGGCAACATCGAACCGATCCGTTCCTTAATCCCGCTCCATACCGCGCTGCCGACGACGCGCAGCTGGTTCCGTCTGCCCAAGGCCAGTCCCAGCGTCGACAACATGATCGACAGCGACTGGCTGGAGTTCGAGAACCAGAACGTCCGCGTGATCCGCTCGCCCGTGTCTGGGCAGGACGACGACGGTCGCTACTACTGGGCCGACGGCGTCTACCCCAAGATGATCACCGGCACTAAGATCAGGGCGCACTCGCCGCCGCTGGCGCTCGGTGTGCCCGCGCCCGACGTCGCGCCGGGGGTCACGTCGAGCGGCGGCGTCTCGACGATCAACGACACGCGCGGCTATGTCTATACGTGGGTCACGGCGCAGGGCGAGGAGGGACCACCATCGCCGCCGACGGTGCACACCGGCAAGCAGGACGACACGTGGCACATCACGATGACGGCGCCTGCGCCCGACGATCTCCTCAACCGGGAACTCACCCACACCCGCATTTACCGGACGGTTGTCAGCACGCAGGGCATCGCGACGTTCTACTTCGTCGACGAGGTGCCCATCGCGACGCTGGCTTACGATGACGTCATCACCGACGTGCAGGCGGTCAACAACGGCCAGCTGCTGACGCTCAACTGGACGATGCCGCCGTTCGACCTGCAGGGCCTCGTGTCGATGCCCAATGGCATGGTGGCCGGGTGGCGACACAACGAGGTCTGGTTCTGCGAACCCTACCAGCCGCACGCGTGGCCGGTGCAGTACGTCATCGCGGTGCCCAACGAGATCGTCGGCCTCGGTGTGCACGGCCAGTCGCTGATCATCCTGACGCAGGGCCAGCCCTACTCCGCGACCGGCGTCGATCCACAGTCGATGGCGCTGGCGATCATCCAGCCGCTGGAGCCCTGCACCTCGCGGCTGTCCATCGTCAACACGCCCAACGGCGTGCTCTATTGTTCGCCCAACGGCCTGATCAACATCACCGCTGCCGGTGCGACCAACATCACGCTGCAGCGCATGCTCAAGGACCAGTGGGACAAGATCGTCCATCTCGACACCTTGGCGGCGTCGATCATCCAGATGGGCTACTACGGCTACTCGCTCAGTCAGACCGGCGTGTTCCAGAGCGACACGTTCCAGATCGACGCGTTCCAGCAGGAGAGCCACTTCGGCACGCGACCGGGGATCTACAATTCCCTCGTCGACGACCGCGTCGGCGTGACCCAGCTGATGCCCAACCCGACCGAAGTCCAGAACGTCATCACCGATATTTTCAACGCCGAGACGATGATCATGCGCGATGGCGTGATCTATCTCGTCGACATTCGCCAGTTCGCGCCCTACGCGCCCTACACGTGGCGTTCGAAGATCTTCGCCTACGACTATGTCGTGAATTTGGGGGCCGCCAAAATCTACTGGACGCCGCCGTTCGACAATACGTTCACCAAGGGCAAGTTCCGGGTCTACGCGGGCAGCGAGCCCAACATGGTGACCGACGGTCTGCCGCTGCGCTTCGAACAGGATCTCGATGTGCCCGGTCAGATGTACCGCCTGCCGTCCGGCTTCAAGGCGCTGTACTGGCAGTTCGAGGTGACAGGCTTCGCGATCATCAACTCGATCCACGCCGCGCAGGCGGCGCGCGATCTCAGGCACGTCTGATGCAGACCCCCAAGTTCCCCTCGATCCCGGTCCCCGACGCTGAGGTCAAGTCTCTGCGCGAGAGCGTGATGACGCTCAAGAAGTGCGTCGACATGCTGACCGGCAGCGATGGTCTGTCGCGCGACGGCGTCGGCGCCGACCGCTTCGCGCCGCACGTGTTCATCACGCCCGATCTGCCGACGGCGCTGCATGACGGTGACCTCTGGCTCTGCACGGGCGTGACGTGGACGTTCAATATCTGGGACGGCACCGACTGGATCCTCCTGCTCACTGTGCCGTCCAATCTGATCCCGGTGCGCGCCTATCGTGCTCGGCCCGATCTCGACCGTCGTCGTAGGGTGTTGCCGTGATCTGGCTGAACGACATTGACCACGGCAGGCAGATCGCCCACGCGGCGGGCACTGGCTACGACACCGAGCGCGACCGGGTGATCAGCCGGATTACCAGCGACGGTAACCTGATGGGTGGGTTTGTTTTCACCAACTTCAGTCAAGTGGCCATACAGGTTCACATGGCGGGTTTTATACCGAATTGGTGTTCGCCGACGTTGCTGGTGGTCGTTTTCGAGTATGTGTTCAACCAGCTGAAAGTCGACAAGCTGATCGCGCCCGTGCCGTCGACCAACATCGCGGCGCTCGAACAGGACAAGCGTGCTGGTTTTGTCGAAATGGCGCGGCTCCCCGGCTTGGTGCTCGACGGCGATATGATCGTCCTTTCGATGTCGCGCGAGCAGTGTCGATGGCTTAAACTCGTCGGGCGCTACCTGAAGGCCGCGCCTTCACAGGAGTTGGCGGCATGAACTTTTTCGAGCACCACCTCACCGATCCGTGGGCGCCTCACCCGGTAGTGAACTCGCGCAATATCTGCAGCGGTGGCGGTGGCGGTGGCGGCACGCCGCAGCCGCCCGACATGTCGGGCTACATCGCCGAGATGTCCAAGATCGGTGCGCGCGGTCAGGAGCGCTCGACCGAACTCTACGACTGGGCCAAGGAGCACGGCGTCCAACTCGACCAGCTGGGCAAGGCGGTCTCCGAGCGCGCGGGCACGATGGCCGACAGCAGCGCCGAGCGCGGCGAGCGGCTGATGGCGAACTGGGAGAAGACCTACCAGCCGCTCTACGACGCGCAGGCCGCCGACGCCTCGCGCATGATTTCGAACCTGCCGGGGACCGAGGAGAAGTACGCGGGCAAGTATGCCGCCGACACGGCGCAGGCGTTCGACGCCGCCAAGTCCCAGCAGCAGCGTCAGCTGCAGTCCTATGGTTTGAAGGCGCCCAGCATCGGCTCGGCGGCGCTCGACCAGACGGCGGCCAACCAGCGCGCGGCGGCGACTGTCGCGGCCAACGAGAGCGGACGTCTGGCGGCGCGCAGCGAGGCGCGCGGCGTCACCCAGAACGCGCTGCAATCGGGCCTCGCCCTGCCGCAAGTGGGCGGCCAGAGTTCCAACCTCGCGTTGGCGGCGGGCAACCAGCAGATCAACGCGCCCGAGAGCGCCATCTCGACCACGGCGGGGGCGATGCAGCCGGGGCTCGGCTACTACAGCGCGGCGTTGCCCTACATGAAGACGTGGGGCGACACGATGCAGAAGTCCTACGAACAGCAGCTTGCCGCCTCCAAGCAGTCCGAGGACAGCGGCGGCGGTTTCGGCGCGATCCTCGGCACCGGCCTCGGCATCGCCGGGTCGGTCGCGGGTTCCTACTTCGGCGGTCCGATGGGCGCGTCCATCGGCGGCAAGCTCGGCAGCATGGCGGGCAGCGCGGCGGGCAGCGGCAGTCTGTTCGCCGAGGGCGGTCAGGTCGAGGGCGGCGACAACTTCGTCGATCCCGGCATGTCGCCGTCGGAGGGCGCGATCACCGACGATGTTCCTGCCCGTCTCAACGCGGGCGAGTTCGTGTTCCCCAAGGACGTCGTGGCGTGGCGCGGCGAGCAGTGGGCGCACAAGGAGATCATGAAGGCCCGACAGGAGCGCGAGAAGGTCACCCAGCAGTCGGGTGCCGAGCCCGAGATGGGACCGCCCGAGGGCAGTCAGGAGATGGCCGCCGACGAGATGGCGCGCGGCGGCGCGATCCACACCATGCCGCCGACCCCGGCGTTCGTGTCTGAAGGAGCGCGGGCATGAGCAAGGACCTCGAAAACATCGCCAAGTACTTCCTGCTGTCCAAGCAGAGCTTCGACCAGAACTTCGACAAGGCGCAGGCGCGCAAGGACGCGATGGCTCGTGCCCAGCTGAGGTACGAGACCGACATGGCGCGCAACAAGAGCGCCGACGCCAAGACCCAACAGTGGATCCGCCAGTCCGAAGCCTACATGAACTACCTCAACCGCAAGGGCTCGGGCGGCGGCAAGGGCGGTTCGACGTCGGCTCCCAGTGGTGCGCCCGCCGAGTTTCTTGCCAAGCTGCACGCGGCGGGGATCGACGTGCCCGACATGAGCGCGCCGGTCGGCGGTCAACAGGGTCAGATCACGGTCAACGTGCCCGAGCCGCTGGCGGCCCCTCCGGGCGAGCCCCCTGCCGACTACTCCGGTCCCGGTGCTGGCACCGAGATCGACGCGCGTGGCGGCATGGTCGGCTCGCGCCGTTACCAGAACGGCGGGGCCATCGACATGCTGCCACCCGGCGGCACCAACGGACCGGGCAGCGGGTTTGGCGTGCGCGCCGCGCCCCCGGCCTACGGCGACGGCGGATTTATCAAGGGGCTGGCGGGCGGCGTCGCCGCTGGCTTCAGCGGCTTCAAGGGTGCCTACGACAAGGCGCAGGACAAGGAGTTCTACCGAAACCTGCCGATGAACAAGCCGCAGCCGACGGTCACGCGTACTTCATCGACGCCGGTCGACCTGACGCAGCCTTCCAACCCGGTCCCCACGGGCGAGACCTATCGCCGTGGCGGCGCCGTGCGCCGGTTCGATGCCGGTGGCAGCGCCGACAATGACCGCCTGCTGCAGGGCAAGACCGGTGCGCCGACCACCGACTTCAGGGCGGGCCGTGGCCGCGCCATGGTCGGCGGCATGTACAACCCCATCGACCGGACGGTGCAGGCCGAGGCGGGCTATGAGCACCCGGTCGGTCGCAACGCCACGCTCGGCATACAGGGCGACTTCAACAAGTACGTCGGACCGGGCGGCGACCAGTCCAAGCCGGACTGGGGCGTCGGCGTGCGCGGTCGCATCAAGTTCCAGCAGGGCGGCGCGGTGCGCCGGTTCGCGGGCGGCGGTGTGTTCCCGGCGACCAGCGACGAGGAGCGCGCCCAGATCGCCCGCGAGGAGGAGGCCAAGCGCGCCGCCTTCGCCGAGCGTCGGCGCAGGCTGGGCATCACCAGCGTGCCCGAGAACCCCATCGTGGCGTTCCCGCCGACCAGCCCGGAGGCTCGCCAGCAGGCGGTCGAGAGCCAAGGCCAGCAGATCCCGGTGCCCGAGCGCGGCATCAACCTGTTCCCGCCGACCAGCCAAGAGGGTCGCGACAAGATGGTGGCCGAGGACTTGGCCAATCGTGAGGCGACCGCCGACCGGCGTGCGATCCGTGCGGGCCAGCCGTCGCAACAGGCCGAGCGCGACCCCGGCGAGACCGGTGGCTTCCCCTATATACCGGACAAGCCTGCTCGCGATCCCGGCGAGACCGGTGGTTTCCCAGACGTCGATCCGCGTGGCCAAGGTGCTGCTCCACCGATCCAAGGGACGGGCGACGAGGCGGGCTTCCGACCGGGACCGCTGCCCAAGGGCAAGGGCGGTGGCGGTGGGCGCGGCGGCGCGATTAACACTGGCTGGAAGCCACTGCGCGACAAGACCCGCACCGAGGCGTTCGACTACGAGAAGGACTTCCTCGACAAGGACAACATCCACGCGACCGACCGCTGGGGCCGTTCCCGTGCGGTGCAGGGCGGCGGTGCGCCTGTGGCGGGAGGACGCGCCATCGACAAGTCCGGTGGACCGATGGGCGGGCAGGGTCTGAACCCGCAAGGTTCAGGCGGACCCGACGCGGGCATGTCGACCAACAACGCGGCCAACGACCACGCGGCGCGCACGGGTGCGGCGAACTACGCCGAGCACATGTTCCACCTCGGCCAGCCCGACCGGAACTCGGCCAAGGGCTACGACGCGCTGCTCAAGGGCGTCGGCGCTGCGACCCCGCAGGAGATGGATGCGATCCGCAAGTCCATCGACCCCGAAGGCAAGATGCCGCTCAACCAGTTCATGACGGCGGCGCAGCAGCACGCGCACGATTTCTACATGCAGGCGGGCGACAAGGCGAAGGCCGACAAGGTGGCGTTCGAGATTGCCCAGTTCGGCAACGTGATGGCCAAGCAGCACGGCGCGGCTGCGCTGCAGGCGGCACAGAAGGGCGACATGAACGGCGCCATCCACGAGGTGGTTGCCGGTTACAACTGGGTGCCCAATGGACATACGGTCAACATTGCCCCGGATGGCAAGACCGTCGTGATCGAGGGGCCGGACGGCAAGATCGCCCAGCAAATCCCGGTCAGCCCGCAACTGGTCCAGCAGATCGCGACCGGCATGCAGTCCGGTCACTTTAACTGGGACGTCATGAACGGGCAGGGCGGCGTGCCGTCTCCTTCCCTGAATGGCGGCGCACCCGGCGGCGGTCAGCCCGGTGCAGGTTTACCAGCACCGGTAAGTCCTGCAGCGGCGCCGCCGGGGACGAGCCAGTCCCCGGCCCAGCCTCCAGCGGTCCCGGCTGGGCCTACCGCCCCACCCCCGACCGCGACATCTCCTGCTCCTCCCGCTCCTCCGGGTGGCGGTGCGATCACTGCCGCGCCGCCGCCTGCGCTCACGCCCGGTGCGACGCCGCCCGTTGTTCCGCCTGTGGCCAAGCCGCCTGCGACACCTCCTGCTACGCCGCCCGCGACACCTCCTGCGGGAGGCGGTCCCGCGCCGTTGCAGGGGCCGGTGCAGCCGTCGACGACCAAGCGCCCCATCGTCGAGAGCGAGCCCACGCCTACTCCGGTGGTCGAGACCAAGCCGCCGACTGGTGGGACCGAGACCAAGACGGAGACCAAAACCGAGCCGACCAAGACCGAGGGCAAGCCCGACGACAACGAGGTGCTGGTCAGCAACCGGACGGGCAACAAGTACACCCGAAAGGAGGTCGCGGAGTTGTCCAAGATCGACCCCGATCCCGACCGGGCGAAGGGCTTCAGGGACAACCCCAACTACGTCGACACCAGCAACGTCGTGCGGCGTGCGTCACGCGACGTCGATCCTGTGCCTCAAAAGAACATCGTCGCCGAGCGGCAGAAGATCGCCGACGACTACGCCAAGAAAGTCGCGAAGGTGAACGAGATCGGCTCGACGACGCTGGGCAAGGGTCAGACGACTTGGCTCAACAAGCAGATCGACTTCCTGCGGCAGCAGCGCGACCAGAAGTACAAGGAACTGGAGGCGGTCGCGAAGGAGCAGAAGGAAGATCTTCGTGCGCTCAACCGCACCGAGGAGGCGGGCATCAAGAAGCGCGAGGCCGACAGCGAGTACCAGACCGGTGCGGTTGACGGGAAGTTCAAGACGATGGGCGAGCAGGCCTACAACGACTACAAGAAGTTCGACGTCCAGAAGGAAGTCGGCAAGCTGGTGGTCGACCCGCGTACCCGGCTCGACAAGAAGTTCACCGACGTCCACATGTCGCCGCTGCGCTTCATGGACACCCCGGAAAAGCGCGAGCAGTTCAACGACATCGCTCGTCAGATCTGGCTGCACAACGGGCCGGACATGAACCCCCGTGAGGCGTTCGAGCAGGCGGTGCGGCTGACCTCCATCGTTGGCGAGAAGCAGACCGGCTACAACACGCACAAGGGCAAGGATGGCCGTCACTTCAGGGGCCACGGCGTCGATCCTCTCGGCGGCATCGTTCTCCAGAACGAGGCACACGAGAACATCCACGTGCCCAAGCAGACCTACCAGCGGATCCAGAACATGCTGCTGCACAGCTGGGACGCCCACGAGGAAGAGATGAAAAAAGCCAAGGCGGACGAGGACCGCTACAAGGCGCGCACCGGCACCTTGGGCGGGCGGCTGCTGGAAGGCGTCGGCATCACCGGCACGCCGCCGACGCAGGGCAACATCCCGTACCAGACGGGACGCTAGGTCATGGCCGACCGGGTCATCGACACCAGCGTTCCTCTATCGTCACCCGGTGCGTTCGGCATCGGCACCGACGTCGAGGTCAGGCCCGATACTGGCCTCGCCTCGGTCGGCAACTATGTGCGTGACAGCGCCATCGACATCGCCCGTGGTTTTACCGGCATCGGCAAGGGGCTGGCCGGTGCCGCGACATCGCAGGCGATACCGGGCGACGAGGCGGACCGCGCCGACCGTACCGCCCGCCAGCGCTGGTTCTCCGATCTCGATGAGTACCTGAAGTCCGGCAAGAGCGAGCGCGGCCAGTACGTCGAGGACAAGGGCGTCGAGACCAGTTTTGTCGATCAGGTGGTGCAGGGCGCGCTGCAGCTGGTGCCCTACGCGCCGCTCGCGCTGCTCGGTCCGGGGGCGGTGCCTGCCGGTGCGGCGTTGTTCGGGGCGACCAGCTACGGCGAGACGCGCAACAAGGCCGATGAGAGCCTGCGCTTCGCCACGCCGGAAGATCTCAAGTACGACAAGGCCTACCGCAAGCTGCGCGCCGAAGGCCTTGACCACGAAGCGGCCAAGACCAAGATGGTGGCCGACAGCGACACGCTGATGACCGGCCTGATCGCGGGCGGCGGGGGCGCGCTCGGCGGTGGCCTGCTCGGCATGGTCGGCGGCAGGGCGGGGTCCAAGCTGATCTCCGAGGCGGTGGCCAACAGGCTGTCGCAGCGGGCGCTCGTGCGCGCCGGTATTGGCGGTGCCGAGGGCGGCGGGGCTGGCGCCACGATGGGCTACACCTCCGACATCGCCAACCAGCGGGTGATGCGCGACGTCGGTCTGGCGGGCGACGTTGACCAGTCGCAGGCGCTGAAGACCGGCTTCCAGTCTGGCGCGGTGCTGGGCGTCATCGGCGGTGCGGCCAAGGTGGCGGCGGGCAAGCCGCACATGCCTGCGGCGCCCTTGGGCGTGACCGAGCGCTATGCGGCTGCGTCCAAGGCACGCGGTGAGGACGTTGCGGCGGGCGTGGGAGCCCCCCGACCGGGCGAGGCTCCCGGTGCCGTATCCCCGGCTGAAGCCCCTCCACGGCCCCCCGGTGCCCCTCTGGAGGGGCCTGCGTACATGCCCGGTGGCGAGCCGATGCGTGGCCCCAAGGAGCGCATCGACGACCCCTACGGTGAAGGTCCCGGCGGCGCGCACATGCCGGGTGAACCGGCGGGCGAGCACCCCGAGTTGCCGGGTGGCCGGATGCCCGAGCCGCCTCCGGTCGAGACGCCTGATTTCCGCGAAAAGTTCCGGCCCGGTGCCGAGATCCCGCCCGAGGCGACACCTGCTGTCGAGGCTCCCGATTTCCGCCAGCGCTTCCAAGAGCAGCACGCGGTGCCCGAGGACTTCGCTGGCACGGCCTACGGCGAACGCCTCGAAGGAACCGAGGCTCGCGAGGGCGGCGGCGGGCGGCGTGCGACCGAGGCTGACGTCGCCGAGATGTCCGGCCCGAACTCGCTGGAGGTTCTGCAGTTTCTCCGTCAGGAACGTACCGCCCTAGGCGAGCACCTGCTGGAGGCGCAACGGGAACTCAGCCAGCGCGAGAAGGCGCTGGGCAAGGATACCGAGCGGCCCGGTTACGACAAGGAAGCCAAGGCGATCCGTGGCGAGCGCCGTCGTATCAACCAGCTGATGGCCGAGCACGAGCGGCTGGAAAATCGCGTCAGCGAGGTCCGTCAGGCGCGCATCGACGAGAACCAAGCCAAGGCGCGTGCTGGTCGCGAACAGGCCGAGGAAGTTACCGGCGCTGGTAAGCCCGAGCCTGTGGACACGACCACGAGCGAAGGCGGCTCGTGGCGTCCCGTAGATCCCAACGAGGTGCTGCCTGCTGGCGTCCACGTTCGAATGGACATGACGAGCGGCAAGCCCGAGGTGTTCGTCCCCGCCACGGCCACGGCGAAGGGCGGCAAGGCCAAGGTCGAACAGGTCGCGGCGAAGTCTGCCGCGCGCCGCGCCGCCAACGAGAACAAGGATCAGGCCGAGCCTGACCTGAAGTCGATCACGCCGTACCGGCGCAAGGGGCAGAGCGAGGAGGAGAGCGTTCTCCCTCCAGTTGCCAATGAACCCGCACGACACACGCTGCGCCTCAAGGAAGGCACCGTCCTCAAGCCGCGCGAGAAGGTCACCACCCAGCAGGCCCGTCAGCACGAGGGCGAGACCGGTGTCGCGGGCAGGCAGACCGAGGTCCAGAAGGGCACGTTCGCCGAACGCCCACAGGCGGCGCGCACGGTGCCCGAGGCGGAAGGACCGGCCCACAAAGGCAAGGCGCCGGGTGGTCCCGAGGTCGAGGTGCGCGCCGAGCGGATGCCAGAGCGGCCCAAGCCCAAGGGCGGGCAGGGCGCCCTGTTGAACATCCAGATGGCCAAGCTCGGACAGCACAGCCGACGCATCGAGAAACTGAAGCAGGATCTCAAGCGCTCGCTGCGCTCGATGACCGACGCCCTCGTGCCGTTCGTGCAGAGGAAGTCGGTCGAGCAGGCCGCCGAAACGCTCAAGAAGACCGGCGCGTTCAAGTCGGAGCACACGCCCGTCGAGCTTGCGCGCATGGCGCGCGAGAACCCGGAGTTCGTTGCGAAGAACTATCCCGAGTTCGCCGACCGTCTCGCCAAGATCGACGAGTTGAAGGCGCGGCTGGGTCGCGAGGAGAAACTTCACGCCGACACCACGACGCGGGTCGCCGAACTCAGCCGCGACATCAAGATCACCAAGGAGAAGCCCGCCACCACCGAGGGCAAGGGGTCGGCCTACGAGCAGACCCGCAAGGAACTGGAGCGCATCGCCGCCGATCTCAGGAAAGACCAGAAGACGCGGTCGTGGACCGAGAGCCAGATCAAGGAGATGGTCGGACGCATGGTGGCGGCGCGCGACAGTGCGCGTGACGCGATCCGCAAGATCACCAACCGGCTGTCGAAGTTCACCGTCAGGAAGGCGCAGTTCCTGAAGAAGGAAGTGGTCGCCAAGGAAGCGGCACTGGCCGAGGTCGTGCAGTCCCAGACGCTGAAGGAACTCTTCAGGGGTGCGTTCGCCGAGTACGAGATGTCGAGCGCCGAGAAGACCGAGCGCGACAAGGCGATCCTGCGGGCGCTCAAGGACGAGACCGGCAATCAGGCCTACATCGGCGGGCTGAAGAGCATGCAGTTGCGGTCGCTCGGCATGGACATCGCCGAGTATGCCCACAAGCGCATCGCCATCACGCGGGAACTCTACAAGGACTTCGCCGAAAGCGAGAAAGCCGAAGGCCGCTCGATGCAGGTCAACATCAACCTGACGCGGCGGGCGGCGGGTCGCGGCGACGACATGCCCGCGCCTTGGCACAACTTCCTGTCGGGCTACGTCAAGATGGTCGAGAAGATCGACCGCTACACCGGCCAGTTCGAGATCGACAAGCGGACCACCGCCAACATGACCGCTGCCGAACGGGCCAAGGTCGAGACCGAGGTTCGTTCCAAGCTCAACAGTCTCAGCGACAAGCAGAAGGATGCGCGCGACGCCCGCATGCGCGAGATCCTGAACGACTTCTATGTCAACGAGATGCTGGTGCGGACCGGTCAGGTCCACATGATCGACGCCTTCCGCAAGCAGGAGTTGGGATTTCTTCAGTCGCAGTTCGCCGCAGCGAAGGCGGCGGCCAAGGTGTCGCCCGACGTCGAGCGCGAGTTCAGCGTGCTCGAACAGGCGGTCAACAAGGCGCTGGCCGAGCGTGAGATCCCGATGCCCGAGCGTGGCGAGGGTGTCAGCTGGAAGTACAAGGAGGAAAAGACCGGGGCCGAGGCGATGCAGGAGCCGCTGTTCGACCCCAACAAGGCCGAGGCGGAGGAGTACGGCGAGGCGGGCTTCGAAGTCAGCGGCGGACCCAAGGGGTTTGGTCGCTCGGGTCTCGACATGGGTCCTGCCTACGAGCACCGCGATCCGACCAAGCCGAGCGTCGACGAGGCGATGACGCTGATCCGCGAGTTCGTGCAGCGCAAGATGGGCGACAAGGTCAGCGAGGCGGTGCGCGCCGAGGTCAACAGGGCTGTTGAAGACTTCGTCAAGTCGCAGCACGAGGCGGCGCGGGTCGAAGCCGAGCGCGAGGCGGCCAAGAACAAGCCGCCCGAGGAGAGCGATCCGGCCAAGATGACGTTCCAGCAGCGGCTCGACCGCTACGTCGGCAGCGACAAGACGGCGCTGTTCCGGGTCGAGATGGCGCGCAGGTACGGGCAGGAGTGGTTCTCGCTGGGCGAGCACGCCAAGGACGCGCTGGTCCGCTACGAGCAGCTGGCCGACAAGCCGGAAAATCTCAAGACCGTCGAGGAGAAGATCGCCCACGTGAAGGAAGTCGAGAAGTTCGCGACCCCCGAGGAGTATCACCGGGCGCAGGCGACCGGCCTGATGGAGCGCGCGGACAGGCTCTGGGACGCGATCAACGCCTCCAACGCGGTCGGCTGGACGACGCGCGCCGACGTGCACGACATGCACCGCGCCTTCAGGGACCGGCTTGGCGAGGAGCGCGACATCAACGTCACGGGCGACACCATCGTGCGCGACATGAACCGCGCCGAGGAAGAGCTTGGCCGCATCGAGAACGAGCTACGCGAGATCTACGAGACGGTGGTGCCCATCGCCCGCGAGCGCGGCTATCAGGTCAAGGGTCTGCTCGATCCCGCTGCCGATCTCAGCGACCCGATACAGCGTCCGGCTGGTGCGCGCGTCCAGAAGGTGTCCGACTTCCTCAAGCACAACGACCGCTTCTACGGCGTGCGCCCCGGCTTCGACATTCCGACCGGCGAAGTCCGTAACCTGTTCATGGACGTCGCCAACAAGCTGGCGGGCGACGTCGAAGTGGTGACGGTGACCGCCGAGCAGATGAAGCAGCTGGCGCCGATGCGCGAGTTGGGTGCCGACACGCCCGCCTTCTGGGACCGCGCGTCGGACCGGATTTTTATAACCCGCGAGGCGATGACGTCGCCCGAGCGCGGCGCGATCCTCGGCCACGAGATTGGCCATCCGATCACCGAGAGCGCGCTGCAGAAGTACCCGGCCATCCGCGACCGGCTCGACCAGCAGCGCGAGGCTCTTCTGATCGCCCATGCCGAAGGCAACATGGCGGTGCGCGAGGCGCTGCAGGGCAACCTGCACGGTCTTCGAAACGTCCACGAGTTCGTCTCGGAACTGTGGGGCAACCCGCGCTTCATGGAGGCGCTGCAGGCCGTCGACATCACCGACGCGCAGAGCCGTAAGTGGCAGACCGAGAAGCGTGGCACGCTCCTCAGCGCCAGCAACGATGCGATCCGTTCGTCGTTGGAGAAGGCGCTGTTCGGGGTCAGCCGCAAGAAGCTGCTCAACGACACGCTGGTCTCGTCGATGGATATGCTGCAGCGCATGGCCCAGACCGGACGGCAGAAGGCCTATGCCGAAGAGGGCAACGCTGCGCGGCCTTTCATCTACGAGGCGTCCAAGCAGTTCGGTCGCGAAATCATGGAGGGCGTCACCGAGAAGGCCAAGGACGTCGCGGCGTGGACCAACAAGAACGGCGGACCTTCGGGTGTGCTCCTGAACTTCGCCAACTTCCGCGACCTTGCGCGGATGGCCGACGAAGGCATGCAGAAGGTGATGCACCCCATCGTCGATCTGCTGGGCAAGCGCTTCAACACCCAGAAGCAGATCATGGAGCGCGAGGACTATCCGGTCATGCGGGCGCTCGCCGAGCGGATGCGGATCGACACGTCCGAAGTGAACAAGAAGATGGTCGACTACATCGACTTCGAAAATCGTCTGGGAGCCTACGGCGATCATAAACTGGTCGTGAAGGATGCGGCGGGCGAGCGGATCGGTGCCAACAAGCACATCTCGGAGAACGCCGAGGACATCGCCCATCGCGACGTCCATCGCAAGCACGAGCGCCTGAGCAAGGCGTGGAGCGCGCTGACCGACAAGCAGAAGGACATGGTCCGCCAGCTGCGCGACTACTACGAGAAGCGCTACGGCAGCATCCGCGACGCCCAGCTGCGACAGATGATCGACCTGCAGGAACTGGTCAAGGACAACCACCCCGGCGCCACCGACACGCTGCTGAAGTACATCGGCAATGAGAAGCTGACCGGTGCCGAGACGACCCTGCTGGCTGACAAGGTGAAGGGCTTCGCCGGACACAGCGACGTCTCCAAACTCAGCGCCGACAACATTATGTTCAGGGAAAAGTTGGGCCGCCTGCGCCAGACCCCGGAGTTCCGCAAGCTGGCCGGTCCCTACTACCCGATGATGCGGCACGGCGACTGGGTGGTGCACGGCTACTACGACGTCGAGCGCCATGCCAAGGGCGGCGTCGAGGTCAACAAGGAAGACAAAGGCCCGGTCCGCACGTGGGAGTTCGCCACCGAGAAGGAGGCCAAGGACTTCGTTGACAGGCTGGGCGCCGACGGCGAGCCCGAGATCAAGATCTTGGCCGGACGCAAGGTCGCCTACGAAGCTGATCCTGCTGACCCGTCCAAGATCGCGCTCGACAAGGACGGCAAGCCGAAGCGGGCCGAGTACGTTACCAGCACTGGTAAAGCGAGGCGTGTCCCGGTCGAAGAGGCGGTCGACGAGGGAGGACACGCGCGTTGGCAGGTAGATATAAACCCGCACCTCACCGAGTTCCACGAAGGCCGTCGTGCCGCCGATGCCCGTCAGGCCGAGTTGGTTGCCGACGCGAGCTACCGCGCCAACCACGTTCAGGAGCGCAAGGAGAACCAGTCGGGCTACATGAACCCGGCCTACGCCAGCAAGGCGATGCGCGACATGATCGACAGCGTGAAGCGCAGCGAGAAGTGGGCCGAGGCCGACCAAGGCACGCGCACCTCGATGGAGCGCGAGTGGCAGGAGGCGGCGGAGAGGATTTTACTCTCGACCTCGGCACGTTCGCGCTACAGCCCGCGCAAGTACTCGTTGGGTGCCGACAAGGACCTGATGAAGAACCTCACGAGGTATTCGACCAACACTTCACATACGCTCGCCGAGTTGACGCACCGACCCGAGATGTCCCGCGCACTGAAGGCGATGGACGCGCACGTCGAGGACAACAAGGCGGTCAAGGAGGGCGCGGCAGGAGACGTTGGCCGATACGGCCTGCTGCGAAGCCAAGTCCAGAACGAGACTTATCGACGTCTTCGAAACCGCCCCGACGTCAACATCTCGCCCGTGTTCGACAAGGCGATACAGGGGATCCTGAAGCTCTCGTTCCTCGACAAGCTGGCCTCGCCGGGATTTCTCCTGCTCAACGCCAGCGAGCCGCTGTTGCTGGCCGGACCCATGCTGGCGGGCCGCTACGGCATCGGTGCCTACGGCGAGATCATGAAGGCCTACGCCACCATCGGCGCGCACTCGGCGTTCGGCCACGCGGCGGGCGACGTCAAGAAGGTCTGGCAGGCCGGTCTGGGCGGCGACCCCAAGCTGGCGAGCAACCTCGAACGGCTGAAGGACAAGGTCAAAAACAGTTCCGCCGTCGACAAGGAGGGCATCCTCAAGATGCTCGACTTCATGGAGGAGACTGGCTACCTCGACCGCAACGCGGGCATGGAGCTTGAGCACCTGTTCCGGGGCGACGAGGGTGCGGTCATGCGCCGGGTGGACTTCACCGACCACCTGTTCCGGCAGATGAACGCGCAGGTCGAGAACGTCAACCGGGGTGTCGTCGCCATCGCCGCCTACCGGTTGGAGATGCGAAAGAAAGGCGCGACGCACGAGAGCGCGATGCGGCGTGCCCAGCTGTCGGTCGAGGAGAGCGCGGGCAACTACGCCGCCTACAACGCGCCGCCATCGTTCAGCGATCCCCGGTTTAGATTTGCCCTGCAGTTCAAGAAGTACGCGCTCCGCATCACCACCAATTACCTGCGGATGGCGGTTGGCGCGTTCCGCCACATGCGCGGCGTCGAGAACAACCCGACCGCCGTCAAGCAGCTGATGTTCATGATCGGCTCGCAGGCGCTGATGGCGGGCGTGCTGGGACTTCCTACGGAGCCGATCAAGGCGATCATCACCGCGCTCAACCAGATCGGCGTCAGCCCGTACAACACCGACGACATCGAGGCGATGATGCGGAAGGGCGCCGCCGACATGCTCGGTCCAATGGGTGGCGAGATCTTCAGCCGTGGCCTGATGCGGGCGCTGGGCACCGGCATCGGCGAGCGCGTGTCGCACAGTTCCCTCTGGACGTTCGGCACCTTGGGCTCGCGGCCCGACAGCGCCGCCACCGCCATCGGCCACCTGTTCATGGGTGCCCCCGGCGGCTACCTCGCCGACAGCATCCAAGGTGCGGCCAAGCTGTTTACCGGCGTCGGTAATTATGCCCGAGGGGCGACCACGTCCGGTGCCGCCGACGTGACCGAAGGCATCCGCCTGATGATCCCGATGAAGGCTGCGTCCGACACGATTGGCGCCGCCATGGAGTACGCCAACCCGAAGAAGACCCCGGCGGGCCAGCGGCTCGGACCGGAGATGACGGGCGGCCAGTTCATCTCCAACGTGGCGGGGCTCAGGACCGGCGCGCAGCTGGAGCAGACCGAGGCGCGCAACGTCTACCGGCGCAAGTCGGAGGTGTTCAATACCGACCGGACCAAGGCGATCCGCATGTACGTGTCGGCCACGACGCCTGCCGAGAAGTCGGCCATCCGCGAGGGCATCATCAGGAACTTCAACGAGCGCTACCCAGACGCCGACCAGAGGATTACGGTGGGGCAGCTGATGAAGGAAGAGCACGCGCACCATCGTCGCGAGAGCATGGATCCTAACCTGCTCGGCATCCATGCCAACAAGCGTACTCGTGGGTTCCTGCCGAGCGAGAGCGTTTACCGTTACCAGTAAAATCGGGAGATCGTCATGGCCAAGGGCAAACCCAATCCGTTCGCTGGCAAGCAGGCTCCGCCGTTCGGCGCCAAAGGCGGCAAAGCCAACCCGTTCGCCAAGAAGGGCGAAGGCATGCCCTTCAAGAAGGGCGGCAAGGTCAAGAAGTAGGAGGCACCGATGGTCGCCCAGAAGTTCGGCAGCGCCGACCGCGACGTGCGGTCGAAGGGCTCCAAGGAGAAGACCGACAAGCCGATGCTGAAGGCGTCGGCGCGCACGCCCTACACCGGCATGATCGGCGGACCGGCCAACGTGTCCGCGTTCAAGAACGGGGGGAGTGTGCAGCAGGGGGGCTTCCGCAACGCGGCGATGGAGCATAAACGCTAGGAGGCCACCATGTTGTTGATGATCCTCTTTTGGGTGATATTGGTCCTCGCCGCGCTCGGCGGCGGGTACTACTACCGTGTGCAGCCATGGTTCCCCGGCGTCGGGGTTGTCCTCGTGCTGCTGGCGATCTTGGGTTGGAAGGTCTACCCGCCCGGATGACCCTGATCGTCATCATTCTGCTGGTGATCCTGCTTGGCGGTGGCTGGTACGGTCATGCCCAGTGGGGCTACGGCGGTCTTGGCGGCGTGCTCGGGCTGGTGCTGCTCATCGTGCTGGTGCTGTTTCTGACAGGCAACCTGCACGGGGTTGGCTAGGGATAAACCGGCGTTCGGGGGCGTAGCGTAGAGGGGGAGTTTGATTAACAGGAGGTCGACATGATCGGCTGTCTCGTCCTCGCGTTCGCGCTCTGTCAGGCAGGCTACGTTGCCCAGCCTGCCTACTATCCGCCGCAGCAGGCCTACTATCAGCCTGCGCCGCAGCAGTACTACCAGCCGCAGCCGGTCTACTATGCGCCGCAGCCGGTCTACTATGCGCCGCAGCCGGTCTATGCCGCCTTCCCGGTGGCGCTCAACTTCAACGTCGGCGGGCGCGGCGGCTACTATGGCGGAGGCCATCGCCGTTGCTGCTAGGAGGACGCCATGCCGCTGAAAAAAGGGACGTCGCAGAAGGTCGTCTCGGATAACATCCGTACCGAGATGCACGCGGGCAAACCGCAGAAGCAAGCCGTCGCGATAGCGATGGCGACGGCGCGGCGCAGTGGCGGCGGCGTGGCCAAGAACATCAAGCCGAAGAGGAAGTAGCCATGGCTTCGGACTACGACAAGGTGAAGGCCCGCCGTCTCGCGCAGCGCGCTCAGTGGGACGAGGACCCGGCGATGCAGAGCATGAACCGGGACGCCATGGACCGCATGAACTCGACCAGCAAGCCTGCCGACGAGAAGGTCCCGCCACCCCGGCAGATGCTGCCCAACTACTATGCGCGCGGCGGTCCCGTGAAGAAGGGGTCGTCGACCATGCCCAAGTTCTGTAAGGGTGGGAAGGTCATCTCGTCCAAGAGCTTCTAGGAACGCAGCTACACGAAGGAGCAGAACATGGCCGAGAGAGACGACGACGTGCCCGTCAGGAAGATCGCACCCGGCGTGTCGGGCCTGCCGCCCAAGAAACCCAAGGGCGAGCCCAACGCTAAGATGGACGCCGACAGCCCATACGCGAGGTCGGGCACATACCGCGTCATGCCGGTGTGGCCAGAGTACAAAAAGGGCGGCAAGGTCCAGTCGACGCAGAACTTCTGCAAGGGCGGAAAGGTGCTCTCCACTCGCAGCTGGTAACATGCTACTACTTCGTCGAACGCTCACCCCCCGTGAGATAAGGGAGATTTACATGGCTCATCCCAACGATCCCCACGCCACCCAGTACCCCGCGCCGCCCGCTCACGATCCCCGTGCCGCCGAGAAGGCCGCCGAGATCGAGCGCAAGCGCGCCGCCGCCCACGCCAAGCTGGTCGCGGACCGCCACGAGGAGGACCGCAAGCTGGCCGAGAAGCGGCACGCCGAGGACGCCAAGACGCACGACAACGATGCCCGCGCCAAGCTGACCACGGCGCGTCATGTCGAGGACGCCAAGATTGCCGACAAGCGGGCCAAGGAAGACGCCAAGCTGGCGGCTGGCACCATGTCGGTCGGCCCCGATCAGCACGTGCTGACCACCGCCGAGCAGGAGACCTGCGACGCGCTCTACGAGGAACTGAAGCCGCAGGCGACCGCAGCGGCGCGCGACTACGTCCTCAACCGCACGCCCGTCCTCTACCAAGAGGCGATGACCGCCAAGATCGACGCCGACTGGCCGGTGCCCCCGGCCTAGGAGGCGCCCGTGACTACCCAAGTCGAGGCGGCGCAGGACCTCTACAATAGGCTCAAGCCCGAGGCCATCCGGGCGGCGCGCAACTACGTGATGAACCGCACGCCGCACCACCTGATCGACGAGATGGCGCACATCATCGACAGCGACATCCCGCCGGTCGATGTGCCTACGATCATCGACGCGCCGTTCATCAGCCAAGCCGCCGCGATCCTGTCGTGCACGCTGGGCAACTGGAACGGCGAGCCGACCTCCCGAGTGTACCAGTGGCGGGTCGATGGCGTTGTCGTCGGCACCAACCAAGCGACCTACACGCGGGTCGCTGGCGACGTCGGCAAGATGGCGGTCTGCAACATGGTGGCGACCAACGGGGTGGGTTCCTCTGCGCCCGTGGCGTCGAACCAGATCCTCGTTGCCTGATGGCCGACGACCGCCCTCCGCACCACACCACCGAGTACGACCGGGCCTACGAGCGCACGCCAGAGGTGCTGGCCAAGCAGCGTGCCCGGATGTACGCCCGCTACCACATGGTCAAGAAATACGGCGAGGCGGTCCTCAAGGGCAAGGACATCGACCACGAAAAGCCGCTGGCGGCGGGCGGCGGGAACGATCCGTCGAACTGGCGGATCCGTGACGCGCACGACAACCGCGCCGACAAGACCGTCTTCAAGAAACCGGGGTATCACCCGGTGAGGATCTGATCCTAGCCTCGTCGGCGTTCAGCAGTTCGACGATGCGGTAGGCGAAGACCGCGTCGTCGCACCAGCACACCGTGACTTCGCCGGTCCGCATGATGGCGTAGCTGGTGACGGAACCGCCGTGGCCCGTGAGGCGGACACTGCGCTCCACTCGAAAAGGCGTGTCCATCACAGCATCCATCCCACGCCCAATAGGAACCCAACGGCCATTAGGAATACGAACACGACCGCCTTGTCGAACAGGCGTCGTCCCCACGTTTTACCGGCGCTGGTAAAAGGCGGGATCAGCCAGCCGCTGGCGACCCCCGTGTGCATGAAGGTCTTGGTCGAGATCTTCTGCATGGCCGGTCCTAGTTGAAGTTGAAGAAGTCGGGCATCTGGCTGAGGTCGAACTCGATCAGCGTCTCGCGAGCCTGTCGGTACTCGGTGTGCAGGCCGAGCACGCTCTGCACCCGCTTGGCAGGCAGGGTCGAGAGGACTTGATCCAGCACCACGCCCTTCGAGACGCTGCGCTTGTCCTTCAGCCACGTCGAGAAATCGGCGACCGAGATCCTGAGCAGCAGATCGTCCTTCGCGGCATGCACCGAGATCTGACCCTGTATGCGCTGCGGGTTGGAGAACGTCCTGACCTGCCAGCCCTGCGGAGGCCGTGTCGGTTGGGTCCAGATCTTGTCGGTGATCACCGTCTGCTGGCGGCGTGCGTTGACATAGTCCCCGACCATGGTGGCGATACTGCCCGACTTGGTGATGTCGTTGGGTGAAGCCGTGCCCTTGAGCCGCATCTTGCGGAACTCGTGCACGAGAAAATTCGACAGAGCCTCGACATTGATTTTTGTCAAACCCAGCTGGTTGGCGTAGCCCGCGCCGAGCAACACCACCGTCATGGTGGCAATCCAGAACCGCTCGTCCTGACGGGCGCCCAGCATCGACATGATCTTGTCGTTGGTCTCGACGACCTTCTTGCGGACGTCGTCGTAGTGCTGGCCAAGGTACTCAGCGTAGATCCTTCCGGGCTCGCCGTAGTTGAGATCGAGACTGCCGATCAGGGCCTGTGCGTGCGCGCCGCTGATCATGCCGGTGCCCGCGTCGTTGCGGCGGACCCGGAACTCGAAGACCCGGTACATGCCTGCCGTCGTCAGCTTGGTGTGCTCGGTGATGTAGTCGACCATCGAGTTGTTCGAGGCGGCGATCATCATGGTCGCGAACGAGGAGATCTTCTGCGACACCGACGAACGGCTGAGGCGACCCTTGGTCTTGCCCTGCCCCATCGCCAGCACCGTGTTGACGAACTTCTGGGTCTGTTCCTCCAGCTTGAGTTCGTCGTAGAGGAACGGCAGGTGGCGCAGCAGGCCCAGTCTCGTGTTCACGTAGTTGGCCGTGTCGTCCAGTCCGGCCATGGTACTCGTCGGCTCGCTCCATACCGCTTGGGAAACACGCATCGCCGTCGACTTGCCGATGCCGGTCTCGGGCGAGAAGGCGCTCATGACGAAGCCCGAGTGCCCGGTATGGAACACCAAGGGGGCACCGAAGGACGCCGCGATGATCGCGTCGAGTTCGGGCCGGTCCTGCTCGGTGATCAGCCGCGCCGCTGCCTTCCAGATCTCCAGCGATCCTCGCGGGTGGTACAGCTGGGCGACCACTTGGTCGGGCGGCACGACCGGCGTGTTGCCATTGCAGTTGAAGCGGGTGCGCGCATAGACGAACGCGTTGTCGGACCAGCCGTAGCTCTCGCTCGGCACGGCAGCGAGCTTGTGGGCACGAAGCTCTTCAAGGAACGAGTGCATGAACCTCCTGAAGGACCGCACCCAGTGGTCGCCTATCGGCAGGCCCTGCTCGGACGCGCGGGCGGTCATCTTGCGCGCGTCGGAGAAGTCGGTGTGAAGCAGCTGGATGTCGCGGAAGTCTTGGTGGCTCAACTCGGTACGAAAATTAAGGCCGTCTGCACCCGTGCCCTGCACCGAGCGCTGCGGCCAGATGTCGAAGATCGGGTAGCCGAAGACCTTCACCTTGTGAACGATGTTTGGATCCTCGGGGTCGGGCTCGTCGATGTAGATGTAGCTGTCGGCGTCGTAGCTGTAGAGCGGCGGCAGCGGGAAGCTCGGCGTGACGAATTTACCGGCGCCGGTAACGGGCGCAGGCTGTGGAGAGGCCTGCGGAGGAGCCGCCTGCTGCAGCTGGGTCACCGCGAAATTCAGCGGAGATTTCCCCTTGGCCCGGTGTGGACAAGTGCTGCACTGCTTGGCCCCCATTTTCCAAATCGTGTCGCACTGGGGCCAGCCGTACTTGCCGGTGCCGTGGTCGCGCTCGATCAGGCCGTACTTTTCTTCGGTCGCGGTCGGGGAGTAGTCGGCGTGCCCGCTGCTGAGTTTGTAGGCCGTGGCGAGGCCGTCGTCGCAGTAGTAGGCGACCTTCAGCGCCTCGCGCCAGACCGGCTCGGGCTGGTCCTTGCCACCGGTAGCAAGCGTGTCTCGGATGAAGGGACAGGCAGCGGCCACCTCGTCCACCGTGGCGGCGGGCGGCGTGAAGATCGAGAACTCCTTGGGGTCGAAAGGTATGGGTGCCCGAGCCTCGAAATTTGGCCCTAGGATGCTCTGGCCGGGGAGCCTAGGCGGAGTAGCCGCCGCCCGCAGGACATGCGCTGGCGGGGCTGCGTAGGCCGCCAGCGGGTCCTCCAGCGCCCGACGGGAGTGCACGAGGCCGGTGTGCGCCAACCAGACCGGCTTGACCGGGTTGGTCTTGCAGTTGACCGTGTCCGGCACCCGGAGAAGACGTGCGCTGTCGATGGATACGCCGGTATCCACCGGGCTGAACTTGAGCAGCTTGATCGCGTTCACGAGGGCGTGAGCGAGCCGTGACCACTCAGTCAGGTCGAGCGGTTCCTCCAGCACCCAGTGGACGTGGAAGCCGCCCGAGCCCGACATCACCACGAAGGTCGGCAGGGGGAGACCTGCCTTGCGGCGGAACTCACCGAACGCCTTGAGCGCATCCTCGGTGGTGGCGAACCCGCCCGCCTTGACGTCTACGTCAATCCAGATCGAGCGCAGGCAAGCGACGTTGGCGTTGCTGCGGACCGCGCCCCAGTAGGGGCGACCCTTGCGGTCGGTCTTGGCCTTGGCCGCGTGCTGGGCCGACATGCAGACGTAGACGTCGACCGGGTCGTTGGTCAGCTTCCACGCGATGTGGCGCGCGGCCTGCTCAAGGTCTCTGAAGGCCTGTCCGCCGACGAACCTCTTGCCCTGCCGGTTGGTGAACGTGCTGTGGATGTTGATCCACCAGTCATCGTTCACCCCCGGCCAAGGGACCGCACGAGCAAGGAACTTACGAGCGTCGTCGTATGCCAAGGCTCACCCCCCGATGAGCCCGATGAGGCTGGATCTGGCCAGCCCCACCGGGGGCTACAGCAGGTTACCGATCAGGGCGCCGATCTTTTCTCCGACCTCGGGGTCGACCGCGTGGCCATTACCAGCGGCGGTAACGGGTGGCGGGGTTGGCGTCGGGGTTGGCACGGGTGCAGGCGTAGGCGTGGGTGTCGCCGCAGCGGTGGCAGCGGCGCTGTCGGTTGGCGTCGGGGTGACCGCAGGCGTGCGCGCCTTGGTCTGACGCTTGGGCTTCTCGGGAACGGTCGCGGCCTTGGCGGCGGCGAGCGCCGCTTCAAGCTCGGCGATCTTCTGCTGCTCAGGCGTGAGCGGCGTCGGCGTGGCGGCGGCGGCAGCGACCGGCGGCGTGGGCGGCGGCGGCACCATCCCACCACCGGTCATCGTCATCGGCGTCGGCGTCGGCGTCGGCGGCGGGGTCGTGACGGTCGGTCCCGGCACCGGCTGCGGCACCTCGGTACTGGTCTGCGCCACCTCTTCCGGTTGGTCGTAGCCCTCGGCACCTTCGACGGCGGAGTTCAGGATGCGATCCGACAGCGGGTCGCTCTCGACCTCCAGCACCTGCCGCGCCTCAAGGTCACTCAGCTGGCGGATGGCGTCGAACTCGAACAGCGGGTACGCGGCGGTGGCGTCGAACGTGACGCGGGTCCACACCTCGTTGAAGTTGAACCCGGCGAGCGCGAGCTTCTGCTTGTAGGGGCCGAGTTTCTTCAGCGACGTCGGCGGCACCTGCATCAGCATCGGGCCGCCGTAGGCCTTGTTGGTGATGTCGCCCACCGGCACGACAACCAGCCGCTTGTGGTCGGTGCAGGCCTTGCCCTTGCCCGCGACACCGCCGTCCTTCATGGCGGAGCCCCACGCGTTGTTCTTGCAGCCCGCGCAGGTCGGGGACTGTTTCTTGGGCGCACCGACGTCGGGCACGATGCCGTTCGACGAGAAGCAATCGGGCGGCGTGATGTCGCCCTCTTGGTACTTGCCCTCGTACCAGTACTTCGACGGGTGCTCGGCAGCGTTGACGATCACGATGTCGAGGTTGGGGCTCGGGCCGTCGTCGCGGTTCTGCGCGTCGAAGCGGCGCAGCATCTGGGTGTTGCCCTGATACTTGATGCCCCACTTCGCACCCTTGTAGGTGATCTTGGCGAAGCCAGCGCCGATGCCCGCGTCGATGGCGTCGGCATTGACCTTGGACTGATCGAAGACTTTGGAGCGGACAGCAGCCGCTCCGGTTTTGAAGATCGTAAGTTCACCGCTCATAGGACACCTGTGTTGACGTAGCCGATTTCATTTGCGCTGGATGCCGACCGAGACGAAGGTCGAAAAGTTGACGCCCGGAGGCAGGTTGCCACCGTTCGTCGGATCTTTGACGTAGTCCTCGACGGCTTCGACATTAGCAGAGAAGTCTGCCATGTCAAAGTTTTTACTTGAAATAATGAACTCACGGAACATACCGCGATCAGCGATGGTGGCGCTGCGTTTCGTCTTGAGGAAGGCAGTGCCGTCCTTGCACGCAAGATTTTGCAGGTTGTTCTGCTGCAGATACCCCTGAAGGTATGTCTCGATTTCGTTCATCGCCGTATTATATTTCTCCAAGACCTTTTTATGGTCATCGGCCAGCGATTTCTTTTTGTCGCGCAGCGCGATGTAGTTGGTGATCATTTCCTCTAGCGTCATGACGTCTCCTGTGTACGACTTTCCTCTTCGAGCAGTTTGAGCAGGTCTTCCTGCACGTTGAGCTTGTTGATCAACAGCTTGTAGATATGGCGTTCAACCGGTGTCGCCTGCAGATGAAGGAACAGCTGCTTGTGCATCTGTCCCACTCGTCGGATGCGGGCGTTGGCCTGTGAGTAGATCTCGCTCGACGTGATCGGCGCGAACCACACGATGGTGTCGGCGGCGGTCAGGGTTATGCCGTGCGCGACGCACTGCGGATGGGCGGGCAGCACCTTCAGGTCGGTCGTGTTCTGGAACGTCCTGAAGATCCGGTCGCGTTCCAAGGGGCTGGTATCCCCAGACACCGGCTCGTTGGAAATACCAGCGGCGGTAAGAGCCTCGCTGACCCCGGCGAGCGCGTGCTTGAACGGCACGAAGACGATCACCTTGCGCTCGGCGGAGGCCACCACGTCGACCAGCGAGCGGATGCGATCCTCGCCATCCAGCTGGGCGATCTTGCCGTCGTTGAGGTAGACCCAGCCGAGGCTGATCTGCAGCAGCTTGGACATGACCGCGCCCGCGTTGGCGGCCTGTACTTCTCCCGCCTGCAGCATGGCGTAGCTGGCCTTGCGGACTTCGTTGTAGATCTTCATCTGCTTGGCGCCGAGCGGCACGTCCTGAACCCGGCTGATGAACGGCGGGAGTTCCATCACGTCGTCCAGCGTGTACCTGACGTTGGGCCGCAGCGCCTGCATCGCCGTCGTCGTGGCGTTGCGCTTGGGCACCCACTTGAACTGGTTGATCTTGACCATCGTCATGTCGCGGAAGGTGCCAAAGTATTTCGGGACGGTGTGCGGCGTCACGATCTTGGCCTGCTGGAACACGTCGGTCGGCGAGTTGGGCGTCGGCGCTCCGGTCATGCCCCATACCGTCGGCTTCTGCCGCGAGATGTGCTCGGCGATCCGGGTGCGCTTGGAGCGGTTGCGATAGACGGCAAGCTCGTCCAGCACCAGCACGTCGATGTCCTTGCGCTCGATGATCTCCTTCTCCAAGAGCGCCAGCCCGTCGTGGTTGATGATGTAGATGTCGGCGGGCTCGGCCAGCAGGAGGCGGCGCCTGTCCAGCGATCCATGCAGCACCACCGACTTGAGGTGCGGCGTGGTCTGGAAGATCTCGCGCAACCACGTGAACCGCAGCGTCGAGAGAGGAGCGACCACCAGCATCCGCTTGGCCGCGCCAGTCCGCTTCAGGTAGTCGAACGCCCAGCACGCGCACTTGGTCTTGCCGGTGCCCATCGAGGACAGCACATAGGCACGCGGGTTCTCGGTCAGCATCTCGACGGTCCGCAGCTGGATGTCGAACGGCGTGCCGCCGCAGAAGTCGTAGCCGCTGCTGGTGATGCGCGGGTGCTTGATCGCGCCGAACTCACGGAGACTGGTGTCAGGCATTGATCGCCGTCTTGTCTGGATGGCCTTCGATGTAGGCAAGCCAGCTTGCCTCGTAGATCGTGCCGTTGCTGCCGTTACCGTAGCTGGTAATTGCCGCCACCACCGAAGGCTCCGCCTTGATGCGGGTGACATACGGCAGGCTGACCCCCAGTACCTTGGCGATCCAGCTGCGCTTGCGCGTGTCCATCCAGATTGCGCGGATCACCCGGTCGGCCCGTTTAGGATAGCGGACCCGAGCGGGTGGCCGGGGTGGGAGAGGCTGGCCGCAGAGGCGGCAGGTACGGCGGGCTGGCATCGTTCAACCCACGCCTTGAACGCGTCGAGCCCTGCGGGGCCGCTGATGATGAAGACCTTGCCGCCCGCCCGCAGGATGGCGACCGCAGTCTTGCGCTGGCGTGGCGTCAGCCACTGCCCCGGTGCCTTGGCTTCTATCGCCACGAAGTGTCCAGAGATGCAACATGTGAAGTCGAGACCCGGTTTGCCAAAGCCGGATGGGACCGGCATTTCGTAGTACAAGTCTACAGGACTATGAAGGGAATGTAAAGTAAAAAGATACCTCTTGATCAAACTTTTTATACGACCTTCCGGCGTCACGGGACGAGTTCCCAGCGCCAGTTTTTCTTCTCGCAGTACTCGATGATCTGCTGCGCCGTCCATCCCACCATGTAGCCGAGGATCGGTGCGCGCCTTCCGGCGCGTCCTGCGGTGATGATCACGCCAGCTGTAAAATGCGGTGCGAGGATCCTGATCATGGTTTCGCATTTCCAAAATTTTGTGGGGCTAAAAAATCCAAAATGCTCCTACTTGACGTTTAGTAGGCACCTTTGCCGTGGTACGGACAGGCTACGACGGCGCAGTACTTTTTGCAGAGGCCCGATGGCTTGGGCGGGTAGTCGTCCTTCTCCTGTGCCAGCCGCATCGCATCGACCTTGGGCTGGACCATGCGCCAGATGTGGGCCAAGTCGGATCGCGACACCACTTCCTCGATCTTCTGGTCCTCCTGCAGCCAGACGAACTGGCAGAGGGCATGATCGACTTCGGGGTAGTGGGCGAACACCACGGCGGCGGCGAGCGCCAGCTGCTCGCTGTCGGGCTTGACGTTGTGGCCGGTTTTCCAGTCGATGATGCGGGCGTACTTGTCGCGCACCTTGAGGACGTCCAGCACCGTCCTGAACCACGGTTTCTTGACCCTGTCGAAGAACTCGCAAGGCTGGTGATCGACGGTGATCGCCATCTTCCGCTCGGCCTGCATGATGACCTGCGTGCGGTCGCTGTTGGCCATCGCCCAGTCGATCCACTTCTCGAACGGCGCCATCTCCTTGGGCAGCGGCACCAAGTTGGTGATCCGCTTGGCCATCGCGTTGTGGACTTGGAAGCCCCATCGCATGTTCTCGTTCTCGGGCTCCTTGATCGTCTTGTGGATCGAGTAGGCGGCGAATTTCTTGGGACACTGCTCGAAGTTGTTGAGGGCAGAGAAAGACCAAGCGAAAGGCTTGGCAACGGCGTTGCCGTGGATGTCGGTGATGGCGGGCATAATACCTTCGCTGGTAAATCAGGACTGCGTGGCCAGCCTGAACCGTCCGATTAAGCCATCGCTCGGGAAGAGCGCGACGTCGTCCTCCAGAATGATAGCCTTCTCGCCGTGCACGATGAAGACGAAGACGTAGTTGGGGCCTTCGAAAATGTTGAGATGCTCGATGCCTCCGATCTTCTCGCCCTCGTGCGTGTTGAGCCGCATTGCCAGTTTATCGTAGGCCGACCAGCGCTTGCGCGGACGCATGTGCCGGTCGGGATCATCGTAATCGAACGCTGGCGGTTGTGGCATCGCCAGAGCACGAGCCTCTTCTGCCCGCAAGACCTTGAGACGGTGGTCCTCAGTGTCGTAGGGCATGCGCTACCTCGTGAGTTTGGCGATCCGGGTGTCGACGGTGATCTCGGCCACGCTCTTAACACGGAGCGCCAAGATCCGATTGGCCGCCATATCAATCATCGCAGCATACCCCGACAAGAGCTTGGCGCGAGCCTCGCTGGCGCCAACACCTTCCTCAGCCAATTCCTTGGTCATGTCGTTCAGCACGACGATGGCGTCCTGCAGACCTTCCTCGTAGGTCCGAACCGGCATCGCGTGCGCGTCGATGATGTCAATCAGTGACGCGCCCTTGCCGTGGCCATTGCTTACCGGCGGCGGTAAAAGCGTCGGCATGATGTCGATGGCTCCTTCGCGCGCCACCGGCTTGGTCTCGGGGAACGGCAGCTGCGGCAGGCCCTCGCGCATGCCGAACCACAGCGGCGGCATGAAGTCGGGCACCTCGATGTCGGCATGGCCATCGGGCGACGTCTGGGCGGCGACGATGCCATCGGCCCGCTTCACGCCAGCAATCACCGAGGTGATCATCGCCTTGTAGACCCTCGCGTTGGCGGCGACCGACTTCTCCTTGAAGAACGGCACGCTGGTGCCTGCCGGGGCCTTTTTGATCAGCGCCTCGCGGGTCGGCAGGGTATAGGGCGACTTGAAAATAAACCGGTTCTTCACCGGGAACATCGAAGCGATGTCGAGTTCGAGAACGAAATAATGCCGAGACCCCAACCGGGTCAAATACCATTCGAGGGTAGCGGTCTTGTCCTGCAGTCGCGCAACAACGCGGACGGTAGTGGAACGAGGCGTCGTATAATTGATGGTCATGATCTCTCCTGATGGTGACGTCCTACCATAGCAGAGCGTAAATCATATGTCAACTAGAAACTTACATATCATTTGAGCACGGTTTAGATCACCTGAGTACATCAGCGAGCAGGGACAAACATCAGCGGACGTTTACCGCCAACGGTAAACAACAAAAAATGGGCCGGTGAGGTTTCCCCCACCGGCCCCAGCGACAACCACCTACACAGGAGAGCAAAGGTGGCCGCCCCCTCAGTTTGATCGTCAACCGGCCACTACGTATGGCCTGTTGCCTAGGCTTGCAAGCAGGTGTCAGCCGTAACGCCGAACGCCGAAGCGGTCGATGGTGTACGGCGGCGCGACGAGAACCGGCGCGCTCTGCTGGATCGGCACGGCGTAGGACGCATAGTTGTAGGCGTAGCTGGTGTTATGCGGGGGCAGGCACAACAGCGCGCCAGCGATGCAGAAGAAGGCCATGGTCAGTCCTGTCTGGGCTGGAAGCCGAAACTGCCAGCCTGATAGGGCTCCAGCATCGGCAACACTTGGGTGGGGGGAGTGACCTGCGGGCCGAGTTTAGGCCCGTTGATCACAAGGTTCGAGCCCGCCGCCGAAGCGTTGGGGTCGGTCATACCAGCGCCGGTAAATTCCTCGCCTTCCGGCGTGATCGTCCGCCAGAAGCCGTTCGCACACTGGATGGTGTTGTTGACGCCGTTGGGCACCGCCCAGCACTGCGTCTGTGCAGCGGCGGGGTCGGTGCATTGTACAATGGCGAGACCGGCGACGAGACCTGCGAGGGTCAGGGCGACGTAGTTGCCGAATGGAACCGCGTACATGAGTGTCCTCCGAAAAAGAAACCCCCGCTGGTCGGGGTGGGGGGAAGAGGACCAGCGGGGGTGAAACTGGCGCGCGAAAACCGAGGGAACGCGCCAGTATTCAGGGACTAGCTCTGGCAGTTGTCGCGGATGACTGCCGTGCAGCGCGGGTAGACCTTCGGTGCAGCCTGCACCATCGGCGCGGGCGTCACAACGGGAGGGGCCAGCACGGTCGGCATCGGCTGCGGAGCGGCACCCTTCGGCTCGAAGTCGGGCCG